TTTCATACGTTCCATTTGATGATCTTTTTGGTTTCAATATCTTCATTATAAAACTTTACTAAACAGACTCATATTTTTATATGTTAAATTAACGCAATATATATTGTGATAGGATATCAAATGAGTAACAAATGTAAAACACCTGAATTAGCTAATATATTAACTAACAAAATTTTTGATGTCATAATCGCAGAGATAAATAAAGATGAAATGAAAGAGGCAATAAGGACTAAATTAGTGAATCCATTAATGATGATGATATATAAACAGTTATATCCATATATATTTACATTTATAATTTTAATTTTTTTGATGTTTGTTATGATTATAATATTACTTATTTCATTTTTAATATATTTAAGAAAATAATACATTATAGTGTATAGTATTATATAATGGATATTGAATATATTAGAAAGGTACAAGATTGGGTAGAATGCGATAATAAAATTTTGAAGAGTAAAGATTCTATCAAAGAAATAGTAGAAAAGAAAAAGAAATTAGAGGAAGAGATTATTCAATATGTCGAGGATAATAAATATGATAAACTTACATTGAATATTACTGATGGAAATATTAAATTTTCAAAAAGAAATACAACACAGCCCTTAAGTATGAAAGTATTGAGGACTTTATTGGAAAAATACAGTACGTCTGAAGAAAATATAGATGTAGTTGCAATAATGAAATATATATCTGAATCTCTTGAAACCAAACAAAAGGTACATATGTCAAGAGAAATCAAGAGAAATCAGGAAGTAGAAGATATATAAACCCAATATGATATGTATTTAATCAATTCATTATAATTAAATGTTATTGAATACTCGTTACTTTGAAATTGACTTAGTGTTTGTATATATTGGTCTACAATATAATCTACATAAACTTGATTTTTATCATACCAATCATTATATGATTGTTTTTTAGTTTTCACTTTGGGTAAAGGAATACTTTGTTTTTGTGGTGATTGTATATCTTGTTTAGACTGTATGTTATATAATATTTTACCATTGATATTTTTTATGGAAAGCATTAATATATAAGAGTGTGATGTTAATTTTAAGTAAGTTATGGATTTTAAACAAATTGTATTGAAAACCACACCATCAGATCATAATGTTGGAGAAAAACATTATGTTGAATGGAATGAATTGGACTTTAGTATTGTAAAAGGTAACAAAGAGCTTAAAGAATATGATAATAAAAACAAAGAATATAAAACATTATGTGATAATGAACAACTTTTATATGATTTAACTAATGAACTTAAAGAAAAGTTTGAATTTGAAGGATTATTATATAATTGTAATATGCTTTCGTTGTTTGAAAATATTATAAAAAACATGAAATGTGAGGAGGTAGATCTAGATGTAGAAGAAGATGATTATACATCTGAAGAAGATGAAATTTATTTCTAAATTATTTTGTAAAAATTATATAGTATTAAAATATATAATGTCAACTGTTTCTGAAATGAATACTCCACCTGTTGGTGGTGCGAAAAAATCACAAAAGTCAAGAGCTACACAACAAAAGAAGTCCACATCTACCCAGCAAAAGAAGTCCACATCTACCCAACAAAAGAAATCCACATCTACCCAACAAAAGAAGTCCACATCTACCCAACAAAAGAAATCCACATCTACCCAACAAAAGTCTTCTAATAAACGTGGGGGTGCTCTTGTAGAGGATATTAAGAATCTGGCTGTTCCATTTGCTATTCTTTTAGCAAAAGAAGGTCTAGAAGGTATGTTTAAGAAGACTGACAAGAAAGCCGTCAAGAAGACTGATAAGAAAGCCGTCAAGAAGAACGTATCTGACAAACCTGCATCACTAAAAAGACGTAAGACCATAGCTGGTGGTGCGTGTGGTTCAGCATGTGGAAGCATGCATGGTGGGGCTTCCAAGACCGCTTCTGGACAAACAGTAAAAAATCAATTTGATAATATTGCTAAAGAAATTGAACATTTCCTACAAAAATACTAAGTATGTAATGTAGCAAATAAATCCTCAATGTGTTTGGGGTATACTAAACCAAATTTCTTTTTATTGATCCAAATATCAGATAAATGTAATATATTTGGTGTATCTTTATTTTTTACAATAAACCAACATTTGTCCCTAAATGCATCTCTATTTTCTTTCGTATTATTCTCAAAAACATATGAAAATCCTTTGTATTCGATATATATTTTATCCATGGTGTATTATTTAGTAAAATAATTTCCTTTAAATATAATAATAATGGAAGCTTTATATATTGTTAAATTGGCAAATCCAGAATATGTAAGTCTTTTTGAGGATATAATAAGAATGGTAACAATACAATGTACTATTCAATTTTTATATTATATAAATAATGGTACTGCTTTCTTAACAGCGGATTTTTTCCTATTGGTATTATATGTTGTTTTGGGTGTGTGTGTTTATTGGCTGGTTTTTAAAAAGTTGATTTTATTTAAATGAACGATTACCTTGTTAAGATAAAGAAAGTCATTATTGATCCTAGTACATTCTCTGCTACAGAAATGTTATCATCCTTAGATGAAGATATATTTGTAAATAATACAATATTAAAGGTCATAACAGATCCAGTGACAAGTATAACAAAAGATAAATGTAATATAGGTCAAGATGTATATAATGATGTTGAGTTTTTCAAATGTTTTACAGAAAAAAACTCATATACTATATTTGACAAGATAAATACATGTACACTTAATGGTAGTAAAGATATGTTGAAAAAGTTTTTTGAAGAACCAGATTATAATGTTGACTTATTAACCATGCGTCAAGGAATTTTGAAAAGTCATGAAGAGATCTCAAAGACTAATGAAAAACTGATGAATTTTGATAATATAAAATCATATGAGAAAGATGTATTATGGATGTTTGAAGAACTAGATCAAAACTTGAAAGACCTTTATGAAATGGTATTTTTCAGATTTTGTTTATTCAAGCCTTTAAATAAAAATCCTTATGCTATTACAGCTAATAATGTATATAAAATTATGTGTTCACCTGTAGTTGGAATACTTACACCAATATTATATATAATTGTCCCATATATGATAATAATATATAAACTAAAAATCAAAATACCTTTCAAAACCTATATCAAGATTATGCTATCAACATTAATGTCTGGTGATATTTTTGTAGATAAAGGTAATAGTTCTTACAAAATTTTCAAAGGCTTATCATATGTTTTTTCAATTATCTTTTACTTTCAAGGTATATTTAACAGTTTTGAAATATCCAAAACATTATATAAAGTATCAAAACACATTGTTGAAAAGGTTAATAATATTGTAAGTTTCTTAAAACATGCTAATGAAGTCATAAAGGTATTTTGGAATAATAATATAAAAGAAGCTTTTCTAACATCAGATATTTTTGTGGATACCGCTGTGGAAGACAAATATATATGTAGTCTTGAAATTATGCCTTTTAGTATAAGAAGTAATTTTGGCAAACAACTTCATACATATATAACTTTTGATAAAAACATAATAAAATCAATACTGGCTAAGATATATATTATAGAATCTTTATCAAGTATCATTGATTTTAAAAATACAATGAATATTAGTTATGTTAAGTATATAAAATCGAGTAAACCTTTGATTAAACTACATAATTCATTCCATCCAAGCATTTCATTAGATAAAGTTGTAAAAAACGATATACATCTTGAAACTAATAATGCTATTTTAACTGGTCCTAATGCAGGTGGTAAAAGTACATTTGTAAAGAGTTTAATAATAAATGCACTTTTATCACAGACGATAGGTATCTGTATAGCTGAACAAGGTGAAATAACACCATTTTATATTATAAATTCTCAAATCAATATACCAGACTGTAAAGGTTATGAGTCTCTTTTTGAAGCAGAAATGTATAGATGCAAGGAAAAACTAGATTTGATCAAGACATGTGATAATGATAAATTTGCATTATATATAATGGATGAGATTTTCAATAGTACTAATCCTGTAGAAGGTATAGCAGGTGCATACGCTATAGCTAAGAAAATATCGGATTATGATAACTGTTTATTATTATTTACCACTCATTATGTATATCTAACAAAACTTAAGAAAACTGGTAAATTTATTAATTATAAGATGAATATACTGAAAAAAGATGGTAAAATAGAATATCCTTACAAACTATTACCAGGTGTTAGCAAACAATATATTGCATTAGATTTACTTGCGAAGAATGGATTTGATGATGATATTATTAAAGAGGCTATCACAATAAAAGATAGATTAACCATTCGTGTTTAAAATACAAGAAAAATTTATACGGGTATTTCAAAATGTTCAAGATTGATAAAAATACACATATGTTGATTTTGTTTACTTTTGCATTGACCTTTGTCGTAGTATATTTGTACTATACTATAACTGATGTGAGAAAGATGCAAAAGGAGATTAAAAGGTTAAATGATGAAATTGTAACATTACGAAAGACACCTCCTGTATGTATGAACCAAGAAACCATTCAAGTACCTATAGTTGAAATTACACAAACACAACCACAGCAACCATCTCAACAACCATCTCAACAACCACTTCAACAACAACAGCAATCACAACAAAAATCCCAACCAAAACCACAGATTCAAGCATCTATGTCAGTATCAAACTCAATAGCAGTACCAATCACAAAAGAGTCTATGGATAAAAATACACTACTTAGTACAATTTTAGATGATGTGGATTCAGTTGTCACTGATGAAATTCGTGATACATTAAACTGTACAGATGATGATGAGGATATAATAACAGAAGTGATTAATGTTAACCAAGACATTAATCAATATATTAATAATGGTAGTGGAGTTGATGGTGTTGTTGATGGTGTTGTTAATAGTGTAGTTGATGGTGTTGTTGATGGTGATGTTAATAGTGTAGTTGATGGTGCAGTTGATGGTGATGGTGTAGTTGAAGATATAATAGAAGATATGACAATAGGAAATAAAAAGAAATTTGACATGAAGGAAATAATGAGTATGAAATATGATGATTTGAAGGACTTGTGTAAGAAATATAATTTATCACAAAAAGGGACAAAAGATGTTTTGATTAAAAGATTATCTGAAACAATGTGATAAAATATTTTATATAATTATATTAAAATGGCAACATTGAAAAAATGTGAAGAATGTGAAAGACCATCAAACAATCAATACTTTAATTGTCCACCTCGTATGGCAGATGGAAGACATTTTACTGATTATCGTCCCAGGTGCTCTCAACAGTATCAAGATAAAATTACAAATAAACTTATGAGTAGTTATGAACAACGTATGTTTTTGACAGCTAATGCTGATGAGTTAATTAAAATGAATGCTCGTAATGCTTATATGATGAATCGTTGTGGTCCTTGTGTTGAACCATATGATCAAGGAACTATGGTTCCAGACTTTGAGAAACAGAGCTGTGATTCACGTACATGTAGTTTTAGCGTAAATGATCCTTATGGATTAGGACTAGGACGTAAATTTTACACAGAAGATCAAGAGCAAGTATTCAGGAAACGTTTTATTGAAGAAAAAGAAAAGGAAACTACTTTCTTCAAACAATCAGCTCAATGTTGTGGAACAGTAAAAGATGATGTTCAATACTGGCCTATTGATGGAGTAGTAAATAACGAATATAATAGAAATGCAGTACCAAGTGGTGGTGATCCAATGTCAGGAGGTGATTTATTATCAAAATAAATCTTACTTTATTTAAAATATGAGTAGTAATTTTAGTAATGTATTTTGTGAAGGTGAAATTTATGATACTGGAAGTAATACTGATATGATTGTATATGGTAAGTTAAAGGAGTTTGTAAAAAATAATACAATTTATTATTTAGCAGCTAATCCACCTGATTATAGAGCAACTTATACAGGATCTGGTTTACCATTTGCTAATCAACATCAAGCTTTTGAGAATACACCAAATAAAGGAAAAGTTCAAGTAATTGATGGAACTTTTGAAATAAAAATAATGTATCCTAATTCCTATTATATAGGTTTAGGAACTGTACTAGTACCCCCTACATTATATTTGGAATACTATAATACAGAAGGGAAAACACGTAAAGTAAGTATAAAATTAAGTGATGGTATTCCATATAGGTTGTTGAGTTATCCTATGCAAAATACATTACCTAGAAAGGATGCCATGTTTTATTCATTTGGATGGCAGATGCCTGTAAGAACACAAGAACAAGTAATACGAGATTCTGCTTATCCTGATAAGAATATAATGCATGCAAATTTCTGGGGACTCAAACCACCTCTTTAAGGCAAGAAAAAGTTCATAATTTTTGACATAAAAGGGTTATCTGTATTTTGTAATTCAGTTGATTTTTCATATTCTTTCAATGCTATATTATCTTTATCATTGAATTTTGTATTGGGATCAGTTTGATATATATTTTCTATTTTTGCTGATGAACCTGGTAGACGATAAGCATGATCTTTGTTTACTATTGGTTTTTCATTTCCTTTTAATACAAATGGTATAGGTGGGTCTTTTGTTATATTTTGGTCTTTTTCTGTATCAAATGCACTGGATATTTGTTTTTTATTAGAAGTATCTTCAAATTCATATGGTGAATTTATTTTATTGTTTTTCGAAGTAACTTTTTTCAAAGAGTCTGGATCAATCTTAATCTTTTCAAAATCATAATCACTATATGTATTCTTTAGTAACTTCTCATTAATACAGCTTGTTTGTTGCTGTACAACTGGTTTAGGGCAATCAGCGGGACTGATTAGTGTATATTTATCTTTAATATATAATATATCATCATTTGTAATGTTATCATATATACGGCTTTGTGGAGTGAAGATGCTCTTATACATTTTACAAGAATCGGTTTGGTATCCAGGATAACTTTGATCCCAACATTTACACAATTCATGTTTTGTATTTACTTTACAGAATTCATTAATAGATTCCTTACAAGATGGTGGCGCAGACATAATTTCGTTCATATCATTCCATTTTGTTATTGTATTACATGTTTTACATACATCATCATTATATGGACATTCCTTAAACTTCTTTAGAAAATCTAATATAGAGTTATAATCATTTGATAATTTTATGAAATCTTCATTTGTAGCTTTCAAGTATTCACTATAACAATGAGAATATATATCAGTTACAGTATTATCTGATATTGCTTCCGGAAGAATACCAAAGTTATACATATTTCCTTTCCAGTTTTGGAATCTATTGATTATCATTTCTTTGTTACTAAATGTTGCATTTGTTTCTTTTATATTTATCATTGCTAATTGATAAATTGTATTTACACCTCCTATCATATATAATATACGTATTTTGTCTACTTCCTTAACTATAAAGTATAGAGACATGTTTAGTTTATCAAAGGACATTGATGTATCATCTGATTTGAGTTTACATTGATATACATCATCATTATCAATGAATTTCAATAAAAGGTTACCATATTGAATATTATTATTTATTTCAATACTGTTTCTTTGGATAAACAATGCTATACCATTATTATTATTACTATTAGCATATAGTTTTAATAGTTCAACTTCTTTTTCATTATTTGGCATAAAGTCTCCGTGTTTACATGTAAAGAAAATAGTAAATGTGCTTTGCAAACTAATACCAAGCATATTACTGTATGGCCCATATAATCTATTTGTACCTAGAAGCAATCCTGATCTCTTTGAAAATACAGGTAAGTTTTCAAATCTATAAATCTTTCTATTACCTTTGAGTGTACAATCTTCTCCCTCTTTTTCTTGGTAAGCCACATTAATCCATTCATTATCATTTTCAGGATATGAGTTCTTATTGAATATTGTGAGATATACAGTACAATATGGGGTTATATTTGAATAATCTTCATCTAATGAAATAGGTTTTAATGTATTTATGTTGGTCTTTGTATCTTGTAATGATAGTGATTGAAGAGGGTCTGCGAAATGTTCATCAGTGTTTTTTTTGGAATATAATGTATACAAAAAGACTATAATACTAACAATTAGAATTGATGCATCTATATATGTTATACTATTTCTACAAATAAACATATATGTTATGATAAAGAATACTAAAAATATACCTACAGTTACAATCATATTTAATAAGTTAAAAGATTTTTTTACGTTAAAACATTTAAGGGTTTAAAAATATATTCAATATATATAAATGTCTACCAATAATTCGGGTCAAAAAATTAAAATTATTGATATCCGAAATATGGATGATGCTAGAATTAATAAAACTAATAAAATAGATAATTTTCTTGAAAACCAAGATATGGAAGGAGGTATATCAGAATTTGATGACTTTGAAGCAAAAGAAGCTAATGAAAACGATGAAGATTTTCAAGAAGAAGAAGAGGATGAGGAAGAAGATGATGACGAAGATGATGATGACGAAGATGATGATGACGAAGAAGATAATGACGAAGATGATGATGACGAAGAAGATGATGACGAAGAAGATAATGACGAAGATGATGATGACGAAGAAGATGATGACGAAGATGATGATGACGAAGATGATGATGACGAAAATGATGATGAAGGAGATGGAACACAAGATGGTGGTGCAAGTGATAAATCATACAGTACTACATCAACAACAAGAATGTTGAGTGAAGACCCATTATTTCTTGTATTATCAGAATACTTAGTAAATAAGAAAGGTGAAAATATTGTCACAGTCCTTGACAAAATAAACTCTAGTCTTAATAAATTATCAAAGTCTCTTAGTGATATTATTAATCACAAAAAGTTTTAGGATAAACAATACTTTTTTTGTTTATTAAGATTATTTTTTTAGTGGATTGTACAGAGGATTCTATAATGTTTTTCTTTTCAATTTCATCTTTATATTTAAGCAATACAGATGAAATAAAATCATATGCTTCATTAATTTGCAAATGACTTTGTGCTCCTGTTATAATTATACACCCACTCTGGAAAACTGCTATAGTAATTTTCTTGCATTCATTTTCTTCTAAACCTGTTCCTTTTCCTATCAAACATGGCTTGCAACAATGACATATTCCATCATTAGTTTTATTAATTTTATTATAGAAGTATTGTATTTTAACACCAGGATATATACAAGGTTCAAATGTACAATCATTGTCAAAATTTAATGTAAAAATTTTATGAAGCCATTCTCTCTTTATTGCAAACCCTATCCTGAAATCACTATTAATTAATCTTATATTATAATTAATATTTGTCAATGAATCTATAGATTTTATAATATTGGGATTATAGTCGTAAGCATTTTTTATAATAGATATAATAGAATCAATAACAATTGATCCCTGTTCAATATATTTTATACCTGTTATCTGTACATTCCCATTTTTAAAAACTTTTATGTTAAGTAAACTTTGCAAATCTACTTTATTAATTACTTCATTTCTTCTATATACTATGGTAACTTGATTATCAAACCTTTTAGTCGTAGTATTACTCTTTCTCTTATTTGCCGCATTTTTCTTAGAATAGCTTTCTGAAAACCCTTTAAATACTGTATCAGATTTTTTTTTTCCATATTCTACATAAACGATTCCTTCATCTGCATCATCACTGCAAATTTTCAAAGTATCATAAAATATATCTAAGTTAATTTCTGTATTTACTGAACCTGTAGCAGTAATAGTACTAATTCTGTATGGAGTGGGGTCCATTTTGACACAAATAATAAAATGGATTAACTTAAAATCAAATTTTTTCCTTAAGTATTTTACAAAAATCTACTTAAGTTTTTTTAACTACACGCTTTGTAATTGTACGCTTAGTCGCTTTATTAGATACACCATTATTCTTTAAGTCCCTCTCTGTGCTATATTTATCATAGCTTACTTCAAGCTTTTTCAAGTCATCTAGCCACATCTCGTTTATAGTTGTATTTTGAATAATATCAAGTTTACTTTCAAGGTCAATTATATCATTCTCTAGATCTTCAACTTTATCTTTTGTAATATTGTAAATTGGAATACGTACCAAGTAATCGTAACTATCTTCTACTTTCATGTACTCCATCACTCCCAACAGTTCTTCTAGCTCCACCTTTTTATACTTACTCACCTCAATTTCATTACTTATAATTGCTTTGATGAATCGTATCTTGTTCTTCATAATATCAATATCCTTTTGCATTTTTGAAATCATATAGTCTTTTCTTATTTGATAATATCGTAACCGAATAGTATAATATGATTTTATTATGCTAATAGCAGTATCATATTTTGTAATTTGCCCATTCTCATTGAATAAATACATATTTGATGTCGATAAAAGTTTAGGTGATACCAATTTGAACATATTTTCTAGCTTTGTATAGCCATTACTATCCAATACAAGTAAGTCATCTAATACTGAAGAGCTTGTGAATGTTAAAGTGAAGTCAACCTTACAGTGTGTATAGTTTGATTCATAGTTTTTCAAAATTTTAGATTCTTTAGACTTTTCTTTCTCTTTACTACTATCTAACATCTCCTCTAACATTATCTTGAAATCTTCAGTCCAATAGCCAATAGGTAACTCTGTCACTTGAATCTTTGTAGGTGCTATTCTATTATATATGCCACTACTATAATATTTATTACCACTCAATTGTATCTTTCCCTGAAAACCATGATACCATGGAGAAATATCCTCAGTAACTTCTTCATTATTTAGTAACATTTTTAACTTTTGAATAATATCCTTGGGGTTGTAACAAGGAATATTTGTACTAAAACCTGTACCAATACCAATAGCTCCATTAACCAATATCATTGGAATAATAGGGATATAGTGTTCTGGTTCAATTGGATAACCATCATCATCTAAATAATGCAAAATATGAACATCTTCTTTCTTATAAATATCTAATGCTATAGGATTTATTAATGTATGAATATACCTAGGTTGAGATGCATCCTTACCACCAGAGATACGAGACCCAAATTGACCATTGGGTAATAGAATATTTATATTATTAGATCCAACAAAGACTTGTGCCATAGAAACAATGGCTCCTTGTAAACTAGCTTCACCATGATGATATGCCGCATTTTCACTAACATATGCAGCTAACTGTGCAACTCTAATTTCTTTTTCAACCAGATTTTTCTTAAAGCAAGAATACATAATCTTCCTCTGTGATACCTTGAATCCATCACATATATTTGGTATTGACCTTTCTAGATCATAATTTGAAAAGTGAATCAACTCTCGATCAATAAAGTCCTCGTATTTAATTTCTTGATCCGCATAATTTAAAATATTCTGTTTATTATATTCACTAAGCCATTCCTTGCGATCATCCGCCTTTTTCTTATTGAATGCTAAATCTAGTTTATCATCTGAACTATTACCTGTATATTTGTAATCAATAGTTTTCATAGCCTCAAAATACTGCATGGCTTCTTCCTCTGTAGATGTACCAAGACCTTTATAATACTTGATATTCCAGTCCTTACTATTATTTTCAATTTTCCAATTTTCAAACTCAGTCAAGTTGTAGAAAGATATTAATTCACCCTTCTTACCAGCCTTTACGATAGGTGTAAGCATGCTTGTGATGAAATTATGGTCCTTCATCAATGATGGCCATAGACTATGAAACATATTAAATAATAGACCTTTAATATGACTACCATCAACATCTTGATCTGTTAAAACCATGATTTTTCCATAACGAAGGTCAGATATATTCTTATATTCTTTTCCACTCTCCAACCCTAGAATTTTTTTAAGGTTAGTAATTTCTTCATTTTCCATTATCCTTTTGATATTAATATCTTTAACATTTAGTAACTTACCACGTAAAGGGAAAACACCATATTTATCCCTCCCAAGCTTGCTCAAACCAGCTATAACCATTGTCTTTGCACTATCACCCTCTGTGAGAATTAATGTACATTCACTACTTTTTGATGTACCCGCCCAATTCGCATCATCCAGTTTATAAATACCACGGATAGTATCTTTCTTTTTTCCATCTGTTTTTTTCATATCATTTGACCCTTGAATATTACTAATCTCAACCAATTTTTCAACAATTCCCGATTTATATAGTTTATCAATGAATTTATCACTAATTTCAGCCTTACTTCCAAACTTTGATGATGGTGTTGTTAATGTTTCTTTTGATTGACTATCAAATGTAGGATTAACTATTGTAGATTTAACAAATAGAATCAAGTTATCTTTCACTGATTGAGGTTTAATTGTAACATCCTTACGTCTTTTTTGTATCAAATCTATCAGTTTCTTAGTAATTTGGTTTGTAATGTATTCAACATGTTTACCTCCACGAATTGTCCAAATACCATTTACAAATGATATATGTTCAAAACCATTGAACTCATTATACGAAGCTACAATCTCCCATCGTTCATTAATTTCCTCATAGACTCTAACATGTTCAGACTTACTACCAATATAAAGATCAACATATCTTTCAAAAGTTTTATAATCCAGTTTTTCATTATTTAACCATACAATAACATCTTTATCAGTTACCGCACATGTATCATATACACGTTTTTTCATCACATCAAACATATCATTATATATGTCATCACCTATCTTGATATTAAATCGCTTATAGTCTGGCTTGAATCTAATTGTTGTAAATGGTTTTTTTGTATATTTAGTAATAATAGGTGTATTAATAATGGTCATATTTGATTCAAATCTTTGAATATAATGTGATTTTCTAACAGCATCCACAGTTTCAATTTCAAAAAACTCACTGAATATATTTGTACACTTTGCTCCTAAACCATTTTGTCCTCCAATGGTTTTTTCCTCTGTATCATCATAATTAGTAGATGTTAAAAGATTACCAAAAATGAGTTCAGGTATATATATATTATGTTCCGTATGTTTGATAATCTCAATACCATCACCATCATTTGAAACTTCAATTATACCAGTCTCTTTATCAATATTGATGCGAATATTCTTCACATAATGACCAACTTCCTCCTTTTTTTTACTCTTCAAGCGAATAGCATGATCAATAGCATTCACAATAATCTCATCAAAAATTTTAAATAATCCAGGTATATACTTTAGCTGTTTTTTTATCATTTTTTTTTGATCATCAGAATAAACCCATGTATCGTATGTATCCGTCTCAATAGATCCAATATACATCCCTGGTCGTGTAAGAACATGTTCTTTTTGATCCAATTTAACATATTTCTTAGATGCATCTACAGTTTTCTTGGGAGCCATATGATAATAGTTTAATTAACTTTTAAATCGTTTAATTAACTCTTAAAGCAAAATAAATACTGTAAAAATCACACTTAACATGATAATCAATTTTTTTAAGCAAATACCTTGTATTTCTTCATAGATAATACATCAATAACATCTTTCTTGGTTACAGTATCATTCTTTACTTTCTTTTTAATAGACTTCATTAAATCAGTCATGATTTGAAGTAACCCATTATGCACTTCCTTAACAGCAGATGGTTTAATTGTTACAGATTTGTTAGTAGTATTTAAAACTTCAGAACATATATTTTTACTAACTTGTAGTGGTAGAGTAAACACTGAACCAGCTCCTTCCATTTGTGTTACTTTAAATTCAGGTCTTATCCAAGCTTCTTTTACAGCCATATCGGTACCATTATTATTATCTCCAACGGTTACATAATGGTTTGTTTGAACCCCGAAGTATTCTGCGGGCATTAAAACTCTCCCACCTTTCATAATATGAGATCCATCAAGAGTATTTACAGATTTGTATTTCTTCATTGATTTATGGAGAGTATTTTTAATGTAATTATAAACTGCTTTATTTATTACATCAACAATAGTAATATCTACATCTTTATATCCGAATGATCTGAAATTTTTGCGTACTTGTTTATCAGTGACAAATATTATCATTTTATATTATAAGAGAAAATGTTTAAATCTTCAAACAATGGACGTGTTGACGTTGAAGAAAATGATAACTATGAGATGTATAACCTTTTCAAACAAAATTCCAATTATAAAAACGATCAAGCTAGCGTGGAGGCTATAAAAAATATACATTCTAAAAATCCTTTAAGTGATATATTTTTCAGTCCACAAAACATGAATTATTTACATGATGCAATTCGTTATATGGTATACGAGAAGTCTTGTAAAAAACATATTATAGATAAACAATCTGAAACAGATTTATTTATCATAATGAGATCTATATATCTACAGTATGGTGAACATAAACCGTATGGTATCAAAGACCAAGTGAAAGAACTAAATACACTTGTTTTAAATTATTGTGTTCCAAAGATCCTTGAAGAAATAAAAATTTATTTACATTACCGTAAGGATATAGCTTCTTTACCTGTTCCAATGGATCGTGGTGAATTTATATCAGCCAAAGGTACCAAGATATTAGAACAAAAATTTTAAATATCAAAATATTTCTTGCTTTAATGTAAAATGAGTTCTAACGATAGTAAAGTATCATATTTTAACACATTATTGTTCACCATAATTACAGGAATAGTTTCATTATGTATACTTGGTTTGTTATTCTTTGAGTTTGGTCAGAAATTAATATTCTTCATTATAGCATTTGAAGCGGGTGTATTCATTTTAATAGGCTATTGTATATATAAAATTATTTCTAGTGAAAAAAAGAAAAACAATAAAAAAGATACATATGTAGTGCGTTTTGATGAGTGTCCAGATTACTATACTAGAAAGGATATTGATGGAAAAGCTTGGTGTTTTAATGAATATATAAGTAAAGATCCATCAGGTAAGACATATATAATTAAACTCACACCAGCTGAAATTAACTTTGTACCTCAGGATGTACCCACTGTTATTACTATTACTAATACCAAACTCACAAATGATCCACCGTATAGTAAATTTGAATTAAAAGCTTTGGAAAATGATGACAAACTAGAAACATATGAAGATAAATGTAAATTGCTTTTCAAGATGCCACCAGCTGAAGATAAGTACGCAAAACATATGCATTATACATATATTCCTTGGACATATGCTAAGAGTAGATGTGCAAGTTTAGCTTAAGCTTAAAAAATTTGATATATTTTCACTTTCAATACATCATATATATTTATAAAAGCCTATAATTGAAATGGAGGTACTACAAAGAATTTCTCCTAAAACAGTAAGTGAATTCATTGGTAATAAATTACAAATAAAAAAAATTAATGAATATATATCAACACCTTCATATGGTACTATATTATTTATAACAGGACCAGATGGTTGTGGAAAAACCACTCTTTGTAATCTTTTGTTTTCTAATGTTAAATATAATATATTAAACGTCTTAAATAAAAGTGTATCTGTTAAAGATATATCATATTCTATACAAAACTTCATACAAAATAAATCTATAGACGCTTATTTCAATAAGAAACCCAAAATAATTTACATAGACGATATTGATATTTTAATAAATACAGATAAAGGTATTCTTAGTACATTGGTAGGCTTTCAAGAAGAGTTTACAAAGTATCAAATATTATGTATTGGTTGTTGTAATCAGAAAGATGAAAAAAAATTGTTGGAATTAAAAAAGATTGAACTTATAAGATTATCTTATCCTCAAGTAAGAGATGTATATCCATACCTTATGGAATGTGACTTGGGTATAGACGATGATGTTTTGTTGAAAATCATTAATAAATATAGAGGATGTATAAGAGATATTATTATGAATTTGAATGATTTAGAAATACATTCAAAAATAGATTCAAAAATAGATTCAAAAAAATGTTTTAAAGATATGAATAATTTTGAAGTTATCAATTATATATTCAAGAATGGATTGGAAATTACAAATATAAATAATATTTATAAAGATAATGCTGGGATCATAGGATTCATAATGTATGAAAACTTTTGTGATGAACTGTATAACAAAAAAAACATAGGACGTAAAAGCTTGATTGACACATATCTAAAAGGTAATATGTATTTTGTAAATTCATCTATATTTGATAATGATGATATTGTAAATATATTGAGAATAAATAGTATAAGTAATATAATTTTAGACAGAAAAGATAAGAAAATTCAGAAAGATTATAAGTATACATTTCCACAGACTCTATCAAAGATTTCTCAAAAAAACGTTATGAATAGAAAACTTAATAAATTACAACAGAGTTTGAATAATTTGAATTATGAGAATATTTTGATGATATCAGATATAGTTCTTCAAAAAAATTTAACATTAACACAAAGAAGTGAAGAGAAATATTTTATAAACACATACGAAAAGTATTTTGTATCATAGATATATTTTCTTTTTTATAATTAAAATGTATGCTAATGTTAAAAAAACTACAAATAGTAATGTTTTGGATAAAACCTCTAATCAAATCAATTCTACAACAATGAATAGTTCTGCTAAAGCATCTAATGGTAATACCAAAGTACAACTCAATGCAAATGGAAATCCTATTACCAATACCAATGCTAGTTCTCAAAAAGATAGCAAAATTCCTATGATTATCATAATTGTAGTAACTATATTGTTATTCATTTTTGTTATTTTATATATCACTTTTGCTATGAAGAGTAATAATCTCAAGGGTAAAGCTTTGATGACCATTCCTATAAAGATGGATAAAGTAGATAAGCCAATTCAAATTCCAAATAGTGAAATACCTAAAACAGAGTCTGGTAGAGAGTATGCTTATGCATTCTGGATGTATCTAGAATCATTCTCACCTGAAATGGATATTCCAAATAATAGACCTATGCATAAACTAATTATGTTTAGAGGTAATGCAGGTGATGTATCATCAGCAAATCCATTGATAATGATGGATGGTCAAACAAATAAGTTGTATATTATTATTAAAACAACAGAGTCATCTATTGTAAGTGCTACTGTGAACGAGAATCTCCATGAAATAATTAAAAACAATTACTTTATATCAAATATTTCTCTTGAAGATCCATCAGTTAATAAACATTTGGTATTAGAAATAGATTATATTCCCTTGCAAAGATGGGTACATGTTGGTGTAGTTGTTGATAATAAGGTACTAACATTATATTTGGATGGTGAAATATATAGTGTAAAGAGTACAGATGAATTTAAAGCAGCTCGTCAACCTTATGTTACACGTTTAGGCAAAGTTTTACCATATAACGTTATAGTTGAAAAGACAGATGGCGACTTATTCATAGGAAAGTCAGTTATCGGTAATAAACGTACAATTGATGGTTATATGGGTAAAATTGAGTTTTTCAATTATGCACTATCAATGGAACAACTTAAAAAGTCATATAAGACCGGCCCAATGCCAACAGGATTACTAGCTATGTTAGGTCTTGGACAGTATGGTTTCAGGTCACCTGTATACAAATTAAATGAAAGTGTACAATAAATTTTCTAATTATTATGTAAAGAATGTCTTTACCCCCCTGGTTAAATATAACTTTACAAGTAGTTGCTGCACTAATCATAATTCTTGTTCTCTATATTATAACTTTATTCACATTAAATATTGATAGTATAGTTATTAATACAGGGTTTGATATAAAACCAAGAGAAGTTACAAATCTAATCGATGGTTATGCTGCACCATCTTTCTTTTTCGATTTAGAATATAATACAATAAACCCTATGGTAGATAACTTTAAAAGAATAGCTAGATCAGTTAATTCAGGTGGTGGTGCTTCATTTACTTATCAATTTTGGATCAAGGTAGAAGACCCTAATGATAATTTATTCAAAGATCTAGTGCTTTTTATCAAAGGTGACAAAACTAAGTATAATTTGGCTTATTATGAGAAGCTTAATAACCCAACACCATCGACACCAGGTACACCAACAACATTAACAGACTCCACAGCTAATAGTCAATATAGATTAGTTAGCAAGTTTATACCAGATGCATACGTTGCATGTCCATCAATTTCTTTTGGAAACTCATATAGGCATATCAAAGTAAGATTTAATACAAATAATGATATATATAATGAAATAAACATAGATATGAATGTAGATGCAGAACCTAGTGCCCGTAAAAATCTTTTGAGTTTATTACCTATAAATTGGACTTTATTAACATTTGTGTTTGAAGATAATTATTCTATTATTGATAATTCGGAGAATGGTATAAAGATATCATTTTATATTAATGATACACCATATTGGTCAGATAGTGCTTCAACAAATCCTAGGTTAAGAAATAATTTCTTTAAACAGAATGATGGTAATATATATTTCTTACCAAATCTGAAAACATCAACTGACTTTATGAAAATGGCGAATGTTAGATACTATAATTATTCTGTAACTCAAAGCGAAATTAAACAAACATATTTACGAGGTCCACCAAATTATCATGCAACTAAGAATGAAGAAAAAAGTTCAGTCAAACCATCATTTATTAGTGCTTTGAACAAGGTTGATATATATAATTATTAATTAAGTTATATATATTTAAAACTTAATATTTGAATGTTATAAAATGGCAGGTGGTTTGATTCAGTTACTTGCTTGGGGATCTCAAAATATAAAATTAAATGGTAATCCATCTCTTACTTTTTTTAAAAAGGTATTGAAATCTCATACTAATTTTTCTATGGAAAGTATACGTGTAAACTTGAATAGAACTGATGCAAATGTTTATGCTTCTACAATTCTCAAAGGAAAAATAAAACGTCATGGTGATTTAGTACAACAAATATACTTTGTTTTTGAAGTACCTGATATAAAACCAAATGCATATGAATTCAAATGGATTGAGAATTTAGGTGAAGCAATTATTGATAATTATTATGTAAATATAGGTGGTGTAATAGCTGATAAACAATATGGTGAATATATTCATATTAACAATATGTTAACTTTAGGAGAAGACAAAAGAAAAATATATGATCGTATGATTGGTAATATATCTGAATTAGCAAATCCTAAAGTTTTCACAGGAATATATCCTTCTTCAAATCCAGCAGTGAAATCTCGTAAAATATATGTTCCATTGAACTTTTGGTTTAATAAAGATTCGGGGTGTGCACTTCCTTTATTATGTTTACAATATAGCGATACTGAAATTACAATAGAGTTGAGACCAATTTTGCATTTATATAAACTATTAATAGAAAACAGTTTTATTGCACCTAGAAAATATAATGAAAATGAATTATTACATAATTTTGTAAGTAATGATTTTACAACATACATGTCAGGAACAAGTGTATTAGATATAAAAGCATATCTGGAGGTTAATTATTATTTTCTTGATAAGAAAGAACGAGAAATATTGGCATTTAATCCTCATGAATATCTTATAGAACAAGTATTTAGGATAGATAGATATAAACTAAGTGAAACTAATATATATGAGTTGATTTTACAAAATCCTGTGAAAGAGTTTATATGGGTATTGAAACGAAGTGATTTAGAAATAACTAATGATTGGTTTAATTTTACAGATAGAAATACAAGTATTTTAAAGTCAGGTAAGTTTATGTTTAATGGTATGGATCGTATAGATGAAAAAGACTGGCTATATTTTAATTATTTACAGCCTTATCAACATCATAGTAGTAACCCTAAAGATGGTATATATGTATATAGTTTTAGTATTTCTCCGGATGATAATACTCAACCTTCAGGATCTTGTAATATGTCGAGGATAAATAAAATTCAGATTATGCTTAATTTAATAAAACCATTGTCAGGTTTCTATAATTATGATTTGACAATTTATGTGATTAGTTATAATTTTCTAAAGATAACAAGTGGTATAGCAGGAGTAGTATTTAGTAATTAAATTATCAATATATATTATAAATGAGTTTCTTTGGATTAGGAAATAGACAAACTAACCCACCTCAATCATCTTTTGGGTATAAGATTATAGGAAATGTTGGTGTTCCAACAGACTTGGAGAATATGAAGGGAAATATTATAAAAACTTCTAGAAAATATAGAGAAGAACTAACAAAGTATCGTGAAATAGCTAAATTCAATCAGCAAATATCCAATGGTTATATAAAAAACTTGGAGGCTATGGTTGATGTAAGTAGAATATTAAATTATTACGTAGATATATTCAATTTATTACGCGATGAATTTGATAAAAATGATAAGTTATTAGGTGTTGCGTTGAAAAGTTCAGATATAGGTTATCTAGAAAGATTAACAAAGAGTAAGATTGATGAACTAAATACCAAATTTATGACTGAAACTGAAAAGTTGAAAAAAATGTATACTCAATATAATAAAACCGAGGAGCTTTCTCGTGTTCAAGAAGCTCAAAATATGCTGCGGTTAACATCTGATGGTGCCGATGAAACATTAAATAATTTTAGGATTATAGAACAACAAACTGTACAGGGTGGAGCCACTAGAAAGTTTAAGAAATATGTACCCTTACCTAAGAAACCTAGGAAAAAACAACCAAAAAAGAAATATACTTAAAGAATGATCATTATTATATAAGTAATGGAGGCTGTCGAGAAAAAAAAACGTGGTCGTAAGCCAAAGATAGAAGATGTTAAAAAGGACGATGTTATTGAAGTACCAGTTGAAAAGAAGAAGAGGGGGAGGAAGCCTAAATCTATATATAATTTGAATGATGGTAATAATAATATTATTCAAACCTCTTTATCAGATGATGAAAATGTAATTGTAAGGTTGCATGTTAATGATGTTGATAGTGACTGTTCTAATGAAGATCACCCATATGCTTATAATAACGATGATTATAGTAACATTCAAGGATTTGAAAAACTAGATATTGAAAAAGATATAGATAAGGATAAAGATAAAGATATAAAAACATCAAATACACATACATTAAAGATCGTGGATATTCTAAAAGATTTTGAACAAAAGAATAAAAACAATGAATGGCCATCAAATACTTCTATCTGTTGTTATTGGTGTTGTCATAAGTTTAATACACCACCATTCGGTATTCCTGTGAGTTATAATAATGGTATATTTGAAGTATTTGGATGCTTTTGTAGTTTAGAGTGTGCATCTGCCCATAACTTCAAAACCAATGAATCCCTTGATGAAGTATGGGAAAGGTACAACTTAATTAACCTTTTATCAAGAAAATTGGATTTCGGAAGAGTTGTAAAAGCAGCACCTGATAAAATGACACTAAAGATGTTCGGAGGATATATGGATATTGATACGTTTAGAAAGTATCATAAAACGAACAAAATTATCAATATAAACTTTCCACCTATGACTTCTTTAACACAACAGATAGAAGAAATAAATGAGTATGAATTGAATTCTGATCTTAAATATATACCATTAGATAGTGATCGTATAAATAGGTGTAAGGAAAAAATGATTTTCAAAAGAAATAAGCCACTCATCAATGAAAAGACTACTTTAGAGTCTACAATGAATTTGAAATATAACTAATCCCATACAGCTCTTGTTTTATCATTCCTTTTTTCTAAAGCCCCTAGTTTCTTCCCAACATCTCCATTTTCTAATTTTTCATATATATATTGTGTATTTTCAGATATATAATATATAGTTCCTTTAATTTTCTTTTCTATAAATGTTTCTTCGTCTGCTTCATCTTCATCTTCATCTTCATCTTCATCTTCTAATGTGTCTCGATTATCATTTGGTGGACTAGGAGGAGCTGGTGGACTAGGTGGAGGTGATGGACTAGGAGGAGTTGGTGATGGTATAGATAGGAGTGGTAATTTAGGTTTTGGTTCTGGAGGTGGTTGAAAAGAAGGTAGAATATTTTGTGGAAGAGGCATATGACACTCATTTAATATAGGTGTTGGATGTACTTGTATATTCCTCTTACTTAATATATTACATCTATGCGTAAGAAGTTTTATATCACTTTTTAACTTTGCATTTTCTTTTTCCATAGCAATAATATGTGATACTTTGGAAAAAGCTGCATTATCCTCTTCGAGTTGCTGTATATTATTTTTTAAATTATATACCTCATTTGTTAAACTATTCACTGTAGTTTCTTGTTCTTCATATACTATTTTATACTTGTTTTTCTCATCAGTTAGAAGATCAATCTTAGAATTAAGAATTTTTATAATTTCATCATAATACTCTAGTCTCTTAAAAAGTTTATCTCCTAATTCTGAAAATTGTTGCTTGATTTGTATATCCTCCATAACTTATAATCTGGTATTGTATTTAAATACCTTACGCTCAGATTACAAAAAAAATTTAACATATAATAAGTAAAGTAATGGATAAAGAGATAATTGATATAATAAAATCACAAACTGGTGTATCAGATGAACTACAAATAGAAAGAGTATTTTATGAATGTAATAGTGATATAGTAAAAACTATTATGAAAATATCAAATATAAACGATAATACATTACTTATTAACAAAAAAGAAAATAATGTCTTTGATAATATACGTACAATCGTTGATGAGAAGGAAAAAATATATCAAAATAGAAACAAAGGTACTTAAGGTAATCATATAATTAGTATATTAAAATGAGTTTACCCAATTACAGCCTTGAAGTACGGACTGTACAGTCTTCAGCCTTTAAAATTTTAATGGAAGCAATGAAGGAGCTTCTAACAGATACTTCCATAGAATTTGATGAAACAGGTATGAAGATTATTTCAATGGATAATTCTCATGTTGTATTAGTACATCTCAAGTTAGATGCTTGTAAATTTGAACATTATTATTGTGAATCCAAAATAGTTATTGGTGTCAATATGCTAAATATGTATAAATTAATTAGATCCATCAATAGTAATGATATTCTTACCTTATTCATTGACTCACATGATATGAACCATTTAGGTATCAAAATAGAAAATGGCGAAAAAAATACAAAAACAACATATAAACTCAATCTATTAGATCTAGATAATCAAAAAATTACAATTGATTCAGCTGATTTTAATTCAGTTATTACACTACCTTCTATTGACTTCCAAAAGATTTGTAGAGATATGAATAATATTGCTGATTTTGTTGAAATTAAAAACGTTGATACACAGTTAATTTTGAGTTGTAAAGGAGACTTTTGTTCCCAAGAAACAATAATAGCAGATAACGAAAATGGAAATGCTATCTCTGCCAAAAAATGTGACGAAATAGTTCAAGGTATTTTCAATTTAAAGTATCTAGTTTTATTCACAAAATGCACTAATCTATGTAATACAGTTGAAGTTTATTTGAAAAACGATTATCCTTTATTGATAAAATATACAGTAGCTTCATTGGGTGAAATTAAATTAGCTCTGGCCCCTACAGGCAACTTTTAATATACTTTATTAGAATCATTTGATATATTTTCCATATTTGATTTATATAATATATCTCCATAATAAGTTGGAATTATATTGAAATATTTCTTATCATTCAACTCATCATTTTTTAACCATACTTTGATAATACAAAAATGTTTCTTAGGACTTGTTGATATCCCATTTACTAAATCCCATTTATCCATCTTTTCATCCACTAATAATGTTTCTCCTATCATTTTCATACATAGATCTTCCCAAAATGTATTCAAATCATCTTTCAAAACTTTTATAGAAAGGCATCCACCAGAGAGATTACATGGATCATCCCATGATGGAAATACATGCTCTCTCATGATGAAAAACATACCTTTATGAATATGATCCTTAGAGCTTAGGTAATGATTCCAAAAATCATCTACTGTACTAATATTACCTATGTTTAGATAACTAGAATGTGTCCAATCTTGATCATTTGGATCATGAAAGTACACTGTCCAAATATCATTCAAAAAAATATCTTCTTCAACTGTCATTTATAATGTTAATATATCATTTGCTTTAAATATTTGTTCTTCCATTGTATTAAGGTTTAAAATTTTTATTATATAGTCCTGAGTATAATTTATTACTCTCATTCCTTTCAATATATTTACAAAATCCTTCACATTTATACGATTTGTAATAATAGATTGTTTATACAAGTTATACTCCTTTGTAATATCTTGATTACCAATAATGACATAACCTATATTAGACTGATTTAATGACTCATCTAAATCTTCATTCATACTGTTATTACTTATATTATCTGATTTACATATTATGAAATCATAAACTTGAGTATCTTCATAATATTTAAATATTCCATATTTTATAGATTCATAAGTAGGATGATCTGCATTTACAATTAAAGAAACATTAAATAATTTGAATAAACATATAATTATTAACTTCCATATTGAATACGATTCATAATTACACAAAGTTATATAAGACTCATCTTCTTGATATAAACCGATATATGAATAATGTCTATCAAAAGCATATGCTTTAATATCATTTATTACCTTTGTTCTTAAGTCTTGTATTGAGAAATAAAAATTGAGAAAAAACATATACATATCAAGTAATAGGATGAACAAAAGTTGTTTTTTTAACATTTAAAAACATATAAAATATAATTCTTATATATATTTTATATGGTGAATATAACTAAAACATTCTTATCTAAACTTAATAAAGACCCTATAAAAACACTAGATTCATTATCTGAAGATGAAATAGTACATATCATTCAAAAAGCTAACTATGAATACAGAAATAATAAAAAAACAATAATGACAGATGATATGTTTGATTTAATCAAAGATTACCTTGAAATAAAAAATCCAAACCATCCTATCTTATCAAGTATTGGTGCATCTGTAATAGGTAATAAAGTTGAGCTTCCATACTTTATGGGAAGCCTAGATAAACTTAAAAGCGATGATAGATTACTTGATAAATTCAAACAAACATTCACATGTAGTTATATTGTAAGTGATAAGCTTGATGGGAATTCTGCTATGTTTTATATAGATAAAGAAGGTAATAAAAAATTATTTACAAGAGGAGATGGTACATATGGTCAAGATGTATCTCATTTATTACCATTTATAAATAATATTCCCAAATTAAATGTAACCAAAGGCATTGCTATAAGAGGAGAATTGATCATATCCAAAAAAGATTTTCAAACAGTATTAACAAAAGGCGCAAATGCTCGTAACATGGTAGCAGGTATTATTAATGCAAAAATTCCCGATCTTCAATTAGCAAAATTAGTCCAATTTATTGCTTACGAATTAGTAAACCCTAGAGAAATTCCAGAAATTCAAATGGTCACTATATCTAAATTAGGATTTAAAAATGTACACTACACCATGGTTAGTGAGCATAATTTGACCAATAATTATCTTTCAGACTTTTTGATTGATAGACGTAAAAATAGTGAATTTGATGTCGATGGTATTGTAATTATGCATAATGGATTACATAATCGTCTCAAAGAAAATCCAAAACATAGTTTCGCATTTAAAAGCGTTCAAACTATGGAAAAAGTTGAAGTTGTTGTGACACGTATTGATTGGAATCTTTCTAAAGATGGTTATATGATCCCTGTTGTAAACTTTAATGCAGTACACTTAGCTGGTGTTATGATACAAAAAGCTAATGGATTCAATGGAAAATATATAAAAGATCATAATTTAGGTCCTGGTAGTCGTATTATTATTATGCGAAGTGGTGATGTTATTCCTTATATTGTAGAAGTTATTTCACCATCTGCATCAGGTAATCCTAGTATGCCTGATGTAGATTATGAGTGGAGTAAGACAGGTGTAGATATTATCGTTAAAAAAAATGCAAGCACAGAAATTGAGGATAGTCTTAAATTAAAAAATATAGTTTATTTTTTTGATAAACTAGATATAAAAGGTGTAAGTGGTGGAATAATTACAAAAATATATAATGCTGGTTACAGAGATATAAAAAGTATAATTACTATCACTAAAGAAGCCCTCTGTAAAATTGATGGATTTCAAGAGAAGTCTTCACAAAAAATATATGATGCATTGAATAATGGTGTCAAGTCGATTGATTGTATAAAACTTATGGATGCATCAAATACACTAGGTAGAGGAATGGGTAGAAAGAAAATAGAAACAATTATATCAGTTATCCCAACAATCTTATCTTCAAGATATATTCCTAATATAGATGAGCTTACTTCTATCAAAGGTGTAGATACCAAGACTGCAGAGCTTTTTATAAGGAATATACCAGTATTTTTCAAGTTTTATGAAGAAACTGGTATCAAATGTAATGATACCATGACTAATTCAATGACTAATTCAATGACTAATTCAATGACTAATTCAATGACTAATTCAATAACTAATTCAATGACTAATTCAATGACTAAATCAAATCGATTAAAAGATATAACTGTAGTATTTACTGGATTTAGGAATAAAGATTTAGAAGAATATATTGTAAAAAATGGTGGCACAGTTTCAGGAGCTATAAATAAGAAAACTAATATATTACTGGTTAAAGATAAGAATACTGAATCGAGTAAAGTTGTAAAGGCGAAAGAGATTGAAGAAAAATATAATGTGAAAATAAGAATATTAACTATGGATGAATTTAAAAAAGAGATAAATATCTAGTAATATATAAAAATGAAAAGGAAATCATGTAATGCTTTTAATATATTTATTATTTTCTCAGTTTTGGCTTTTATAATGATAATATATGCTTTTTCAAACAAACCAGAAATACTCTCACTTTCTAAATCTAATGAAATGTTTTCTGACAAATGTGATTTGATACCAAGTCAAAAGTTGAGAGTATACCAAGGAAGTACATTACCTGATATACAAGTACCACCTATTAATTTTGATAATGATGACTCTGTTCCAGAAGTAGATGGGAAAAAAGGTAGCACCAAGTCTATGTTTATGATGGCATTTAATAAATGTGATCCATCATGCTGTCCATCAACTTATTCTTGTAGTGGTGGTTGCGTTTGTTTAACTAAGGACCAAAAGAATTTCATAGGAACGCGTGGAAAGAATAATTCTCCTACTAAATGCTCAGATGTATCTGAATACTAAATATACATCATGGGAAGAGAGTCATTTATAGAAACATTATGAATCATCTTTTCTACATCTTCAACTTGCACATTGTAAGGGAAGGTAATTTGTTCTTTTTTATCTTTCAAACCTTTTTGTAATAATCTTGCAAGATTGATTTGACTAATCACTTCCTCCAAGGACCTTTTCAAATTTCTGACACCCTTTTCTTCACTTGTTTTAGATATTATGTGAAGTATAATTTCCTTACTAAAAATTATTTCACCTTCCTTAAACCCAAATTTATCAAACAATTCTTTCAACATATATTTCTCCACAATTTCTATTTTATTATGTTTATTATATCCATTGGTATTAATAGTAACCATACGATCTTTCAAAATAGGATTTATAAACTCTTCATTATTATACGAAAAAACTATCAAACATCTAGATAGATCTAATGGTAAGTCACTATAATACTTATCATGGAAACATGTATTTTGAGACGTATCTGTTAAATGTATAAGTATATTCTTTATTTCTTCACCATACCTTGTATCACTTACTTTATCCAATTCATCAAAAAATAATATAGGATTCATACATCCACAATTCATCAATATTTCAACAATTCTACCCCATTGAGATCCCTCATATGTATATGAATGACCTATGAGATAGCTACCATCACTTATACCACCTAAAGGTATAAATCCAAATGGAAGTCCTAGTGCTTTACATATACCTTCTTTTACAAGTGTAGTATTGTGAGTTACAGTGCAATCTCCGAGCATATATCTATTATTATTATCTAATGTAAAACCATAAAAATCACCAACATTAGATTTTACAACTGTTATTGGTTGTTCCAAACCATTACGTTTTTGAAACATTTGTGAAACATGTCTTATCACTTGTACAGGTATATGTTCAACACCAACCCCATGGATTTTTAAAGTAGACCCATTATCCTCTAAAATAAGCCCTATAGATCTACAGAGTAATGATAAATCTTTGTAAAATTCTTCCTCCAAATTATATAATTTATATGAATTATCAAGTCTTTGTGCACATTGATCTAATATACCAGCTAATAATGATAAGCGCTCTCTTTTAGACATTGTGATATATTCTTTGTCAATTCTTTGTAATTTTTTCCCTAATTGTCTACCTATATTATACAAACTTTTATCATCATTATGTTTATCATGTCCTTGGATTGTACCTCTATACCCAACTAAAAGTTTCTGACAATAATGAGGTAATTCTAAATATTCCTTTACAGACATTTCTATTACATTTGTATTCTTACACTGTGATGATGTACGTTTAAACAATATAACCTCTTTTTTGCTTACAAAGTGATGGTGTGTTGTAGATATAGAACCTGTATTTATTTTATATAAAATTATATCATAGCCTAGTGATTTATTTTTTTTTATAATAAAGTTTTTTATCTGTTTCAAACATAATATATGATCTATATTGACTCTATACTTACACCCTGATGGATATATAATATCATATAATGTATCTCTACCTGTTGCCAACTTCAACACTTTTCTAGGAGTGGAGTCATCACCCATCAATAAATCACCTACATCTATATCTTGAACCATTTTTATAGATCCATCATACATAAGGATAGGTGTATCTTTGGCATGACATTTACCACATCCCATAGGACCTTGTATTCCAATGACAAGTCCATTTGATTGTGGATTTGATATCCATTGTGCTAATAATCGGATAATTTGATCTTTACATTCTATATGTCCATATACTGCTTTATCAAGCTTATCTTTGGTTTCATCTAAAAATTTTGATATTTGTTCAACAGAAGAAGTTTTTGTACATTCAAGATTCTTATATTTTCCAACTGGAATTCGGCTAAGACCATCCAAGAAATTCATCATCTTATTATACTCACCTGAAGATGGATCCATCCTGGATATAGTTTTTAACTTTTTGAATGCATATGATTTTAATTTATCATCCATCTGAGACTCTAAAATCATAAATCTAAGTGGTACAGAATTATAATTTATTTTCTGTATTCTCTCTTCTTCTTTGATTATTTTATTTTGTTTTGCTACTGATAATGAATTAAAGTATTCTTCATCTTTATCATCATAGCGAATTTTACTTAATTTTCTTTTTTTTACATATTTTTTATCATTATCCTCTTCACTACTTTCATCATCTTCTGCACCACTATCATAATCCTCCTCACCACTATCATAATAATAATCTACATCTTTATCATCATCTTCTTCACAACTATCATGATAATTATCAATGTATTTTAATAGATTTTTTCTTTGATTATTAGTATTGATATTTACATGTTGAGGATACATGATATATATACTTTTGTTTATAATGGGTTCTGTTTGAGTTTCCATGTCTTGCATCTTAAGTTTACTTTTCAATCTCTGGTAATTTTTTAATTCTTCTCTTGTCAACATTATATATAAGATTGAAAAAAAGTATTAAATACTTTTTAAAAAATTTGATTATGTAATGTACTTAAACATTATTGTATAATAAAATATTATCTGGTATTAATAAAATGTCGATTTATAAAGAATTATCCTACCTAGATAATGATATTTCAACTATAAAAGGTATTCGTTTTTGTGTGCTAAGCCCAGATGAAATCAAAAGGACATCAGTTGCAGAAATTACAAAGACTGATACATTTGTTGGAAACGAACCAGTTGTAAATGGATTATTTGATGCAAGGATGGGTGTTCTAGATAATAATAAGATTTGTCAAACTTGTCAACAAAAAAATACATTTTGTCCTGGACATTTCGGACACATAGTCCTTGCTAAACCAGTATTTTATATTCAGTTTTTTGATACAGTAAAAAAACTCATGAAATGTGTATGTTTCAGGTGCTCTAAATTGTTGGTAGATCCTGAAAGTGATACTGTTTGCTCAATTCAAAACAAAAAGTTTTCTAGGCAGAAAAAATGGGAGATGATGTATAAATTATGTTCCAAGGTAAAAAGGTGTGGACAAGAAAATACTGAAGGTTGTGGTGCAAAACAACCTGATAAGATCTATAGAGATCCCATTGTTAAAATTGTAATGGAGTGGAAAGATATTGACGTGGAAAACAATGATATAAAAAAAATGATCTTATATGCTGAAGATGTTCATAAAATTCTATCCCGTATCAGTGATAAGGATTGTAATATTCTGGGATTTTCACCTAAATTCAATAGACCAGAATGGATGATTTGTACAATCCTCCCTGTACCACCACCTGCTGTTCGTCCTTCAGTCCGTTCGGATACTGGACAACGTAGTGAGGATGATTTGACACATAAACTCTGCGATATTGTCAAGAATAATAATACTTTGAAGCAAAAGATAGATAAGAATGTATCAAAGGAACAAATTGATATTGCATCACAAGTTCTTCAATATCATGTTGCTACTTTCATTGATAATAGTATTCCTGGAATTAATCCAGCACAACAAAGGACAGGTAGACTTCTTAAGAGCCTTTCAGAGCGTCTAAAATCTAAGGAGGGACGTATTCGCGGTAACTTAATGGGTAAACGTGTAGACTTTTCTGCACGTTCTGTCATTACTCCAGATCCGAATATCAGTATTGATGAGCTCGGTGTACCTATCAAAATCGCAATGAATCTAACATTCCCAGAAATAGTAAATCAATATAACATTCAAAAACTTACAGATTTAGTAAGGAATGGCCCAGATGCATATCCTGGTGCCAAGTTTATTAAAAAACCAAAGAATGGAAATCAAACTAAATGGCTAAAGAAAATTGATAGAAGTACAATTGTTCTTGAAGAAGGTGATATTGTAGAAAGACATCTTTTAGATGGAGATTATGTCCTTTTTAATAGACAGCCTTCACTTCATAAGATGAGTATGATGGGTCATCGTATCAAGGTAATGCCCTTCAATACCTTCCGCTTAAACCCATTGGTTTGTGTTTCATTCAATGCAGATTTTGATGGCGATAAACAGTGAACTTACTTCATCTTGTCGCCAACAGGTAGCTGCTCACAAGGTTGCAAGATTCAACTTGTGAGGAAAACAGTGTAAATCTTGCTAAGGATCCTTTATCCTTGTATACAACTACCTAGTATAATTTGATTGCTTGGAAAAAGTACTTATCAAATTATGCAACATGACCAAATTGCGGGAACACCCTAAGAGCCTTTGCTACCACTTGTTTTTGGAAACATTCACAAGGAACACGGTTAATTGCCGTATCCAATGGTAAAAATGCAAAGGATTGGGCAATCCGCAGCCAAGCTCCTAAACCCACTATGCAAGGGCATGGAGAAGGTTCAGAGACTAGATGGTTATGGGTCTGAGGAGATTAGCAACCTCCAATGAAGGCTTAAGGTATAGTCCGGCCCGTAAAGAAATTTATCGGGATAATCGGAGATGAATATGCACGTTGCTCAATCTATTGTGACAGAAAATGAACTACGGTCCATTGCTGCAGTTCCATATCAAATTATGTCACCCAAAGAATGTAAGCCCTTGGTTGCCGTAGTGCAAGATGTTGCTCTGGGTATCTATAGACTTACCAAAAAACATATTACTTTATCTGAAAAACAACTTTTTAATCTTTTATGTACTAATACTAAATTTTACGGTAATGTACCAAAGCCCTCTATTACAAATGGTGATATTAAGACATGGTCTGGTAAGCAAGCATTATCTGCTATTATTCCAAATAATGTTAATATGAAGTCAGCGAATAACTCATATGATGAGAGCTTTGATGATAAAGATAACTTTGTAATCATAGAGAATGGTGAGATTATTCAAGGTACTATTGATAAGAAAATCTATCAAAATAGAACCAAGGGTCTTATCCATTCAATTTACAATGACTGTAATGAAGAAGAAACCCGTCACTTCTTTGATAATACACAAAAACTCATTTGTAATTGGTTAGTACAATCAGGTTTTAGTGTAGGTATTTCAGACTTGATTGTAGATGATGAAACACAACTAAACCTCAAGAAAATCATCAATGATATGAAGGTTAAGGTTTATGATATCATTAAGGATATTCACATGAATAAGTTTGAAAACCTTTCCATCAATGATAATAATGATTATTTTGAATCAGAAATCAATAAAATTCTAAATAAAGCACGTGAACAAACTGGTAAGCTAGGTTTGGGTAAAATTAATGATCTGGAAAATCGTATGATTAATATGATCAAGTCTGGATCAAAAGGTAGTGTGATTAATGTTGCTCAGATGATTGCTTGTGTAGGTCAACAAAATGTAGATGGTAAGCGTATTGCATATGGTTTTGAAAATAGAACTTTACCTCACTTTGTCAAATATGATGATGGTCCTGATAGTAGAGGTTTTGTTGAAAATAGTTTTATATCAGGGTTATCCCCTCAAGAGTTCTTCTTCCATTCTATGGGTGGTAGGGAAGGACTTATCGATACAGCCGTGAAAACTTCAGAAACAGGGTATATTCAACGCAAATTAGTAAAGGCCATGGAAGATTGCAAGATCAATTATGATTATACTGTCCGTAATGCAAGTGGTTCTATCATTCAGTTCTTATATGGAGATGATGGTATGGATCCTATCAAGATTGAATCCCAATCACTACCATATATTGATATGGATCTACAAAAATTACAAAAAGAATACCTATTAACTACAAATGATGACTTCCAACATCTACTAGATCCAGAGGTTCTTTCATCACTCAAAGGAAATTGGGAAGCTCCTTTTAAAACACACTTCAATACAATATTAGAAGATAGGGAATTTATGATTATGCAAATCTTCAAGGGTAAACAAAATAACTCATTCATGTATCCTGTAAGCTTTACTCGAATCATAAATAATGCTAAAGCAATGATGAAGCGTTATGGTATGAGTATCTTGAGTGATCTTAATCCAAGATACGTTTTAGATACAATCAATAAGCTAAGTGATGAACTTTATATCAGTAAAAATAACAAGGGAAATAGATTTATAAATATTTTAATAAATGCATATCTATCGCCTAAACAAGTTATGTACCAATATAAGTTTAATAAGGATGTATTTGATTATGTCGTACAACAAGTGAAGCATAGATTCTTCGATGCCATTGCACATCCTAGTGAAATGGTTGGTGTTGTAGCTGCACAATCAATAGGTGAGCCTTGTACACAGATGAGTGCGACTAAGGATACGGTTGTAAGGATTACTGGACCAAATGAATATAGTTATGTTGGACCAATTGGAACGTTTGTTGACGATTTGATGAATAAAAACAAAGAAAAGTGTATTGAGTTCATGAAAGATCATTACATCCTTGATCTTGACACAGATTACAATGTTATCGGTGTATCCAATGAAGAGAAAACATCATGGAAAAAAATCAGTCAAATCAGTCGCCACCCCGCTAATGGGGGGCTTGTCAAAGTTACTACAAGGAGTGGTAGAACAACAACTGCTACATTAACACACTCATTCCTTGGAAGGACAACAAATGGTATCAAGGAAGTAAAAGGTTCAGATCTCAAGGTTGGTGATCGGGTTCCAGTTGCAAAGTATATCCAAGAAGTTAATACTCCTAAAACAACATTTGAAATTCAAGGCATTGGACAAGTTCAACTTACCAAGGACTTTGGATGGTTTTGTGGTATCTACCTTGCAGATGGTCATATAAATAATAATACTATTCAAATTACAAAGTGTATCAAGGAATACAACGCAAAATTACATGACATTATCAATAACATGTTTGGAATTCAAGTCTATACCAAGGAAGGTACAAAGAGCTGCTTCAATAAGTATCCATCAAAGTCATATCCTTTCATTGAAAACAAGTTTAATAGCAAACCGCTTGCCCAATTTTTGAGTAATAACTTTGGAGAAGGGTCGGCAAATAAATACATTCCCTCGTGGGTCTATGGAAGCAACACTGATTTTATCTCAGGTATTCTTCAAGGGTACTTTGATGGAGATGGAAATGTCAATGGAACTCCCAAGAAAAGCATGATTAGAGTAGGTTCTATATCAAAACAATTGATCCAAGATGTTAGTGTTCTTTTGTCATATTTTGGGATTTTTGGAAGCTTGTGCATTGAAGAAAGTAGAACAGGTGCTACCAACAAGCCTTTCTATACGATTCAAATTTCAAGAAAGTACGCTAATGATTTTAAGGACAAGATAGGCTTCATTGTAGAGACTAAAAAAATGGAACTTGAAAAGATGTTGGAATATGTAAATAGAGATGATAAACACTCAGATCAAGAAGTAATTGACAAAATCCCTGAACTTGGGCATATCATTGCACAGATTGGTAAAGACCTTAAGCTACCAGGTCAAAGTAGGTTATATGGTCGTTGGGCAAAAAAAGAATCCATTGGGCGCTTTACTTTAATCAAGTACATTAAGGTTTTCGAAGAGGAAAATATGTCCAAGAATCTTGGAAGTGTCAGTAAGAATATTGAAATTCTCAAACAGGCAGCATATAGTGATGTTATATGGGATGAAATTGTCTATTTGGAATATCTTGATGATCCACAAGAATATGTATATGACTTCACAGTACCAGGTAATGATAGCTTTATGGTCGATTGTGGTGTTCTTGTGCATAATACATTGAATACCTTCCATCATTCAGGTATTTCATCGGCTTCTAAAGCAGTTCGTGGAGTTCCAAGAATCAAAGAATTACTAAGTGTCACCAAAAATATAAAGGCACCTTCTATGACTATTCATCTCAAAGAAGATTACAAAAAAGATAAAATGAAAGCTAATACTGTAGTGAAGTCTATTCAAACTACATTCTTCAAAGATATTGTAAAAACATCAAAAATATACTATGATGCTCAAGATTTCAAAACTGATATAGAAGATGATGCCTTATTCATCAATTCTTATAAAGAACTAATGGATAAAGAACTCATCCAAGATCATGATACTGCACCATGGTTATTACGCATTGAGCTAAATAGAGATAAACTCCTAGAAGAAGGAATTAGTATGCTAACTCTTTATAATATCCTCCAAGATTACTACGAAGATACAATCTCTTGTATGTTTAGCGATGATAATTCAAGTAATTTGATCTTCCGTATTAAATTCATTGATGATAATAGTAGTGATGATGATAGAGATTATATCACTGAATTAAAAGCCCTTGAAAAGAACATTATGGATAATATTCTAATCAAAGGTGTTAAAAATGTGAATAAAGCAATGATGAATAAACAAGAATACCAAATTTATGACCCTGAAACACTACAGTTCCATAAAACATTTGAGTGGGTACTAGATACAAGTGGTACTAATATGATAGATGTTATGTGTCACCCCCATATTGATTATACAAAGACCGTATCTAATGATATAAATGAGATATATGATATCTTAGGTATTGAGGCTGCCAGAAATGCTCTTTACAATGAGTTATCTGGGGTAATTTCTGATGCAGAATTATATGTCAATTATAGACATATTGCCCTTTTAGTCGATACTATGACAAATAGGGGATATCTTCTATCAATTGATCGTCATGGTATCAATAGGGTTGATATTGGTCCTCTGGCTAAATGTTCCTTTGAAGAAACTACTGATATGCTAATCAAAGCTGGTATATTCTCCGAAGTTGATAAAATAACAGGTGTATCTGCAAATATTATGCTCGGTCAAATCCCTCCATGTGGTACAGGTGATTCTGAAATTCTAATTGATGAACATAAACTACTCAATAATATTAAAGCAACTTTTGATGATACAGACCAAACAGAATATGAAGATGTATGTAGTTTTGATAACCTATCATTTGATTTCAGACTTCCCACTAAAAATGAAGATATTGATACTATTAAAGACTTTGACATAAAAGTTGTTTAATTGACGGAAAATATAAATATATTATAAAATGGGTAAAACAATAGATACAAATATTATTGTTGCATTTATTATTATTTTTATATCTGGTGTTACTCTTTTAACATTCGCACATATCAATAAATATAAAAAAGTTGAAAGGTATTATTACTATCACGATAAGTATTTATATATTTTGTTAGAACTAGTTTATTATCTATTATTCATATCATTTGTCTTCAATACAAGATACATTATATATGAGGCTATTAAATATTTTATCTATGTTCGATATAAAATAAAAATCAAGATATAGTTAAAATATGTCTGCAATACATTTGATGGATATAATCCTTGATTTCTTCAAGGCAAATCCTTCACTTGTTATAATGAATCTCATATTTCTATTATTAATACCTATACAAGATGTTGTTTTACCACATTTCTATGGAAAAATCATGGAAGCAATAAGAGTAAATAAAGGTATGTTTCAACAATTCACTTATGTTGCAATTTTACTTGTCTCATTACAAATACTTTTCTTAATTTCAGACTATCATGACTCTAAACTTTTACCCTTTTTACAATCTTATATCAGAGATAGAATTGTAAAACGTATACTAGAAAATTATGAATCAAATCATGTAGAACTTGAACTAGGTGATATCATAACAAAAATTGTAAAGCTTCCTATTGTTGTTACTTTATGGTTTGAAAGAATTAAAAATTATATAATACCATATTGTTTAGTTTTTATATTAGCATCAATATATTTTATAATTAATGATATCTATCTTGGATTAGGTTTAGTAATCATTGTTGTGCTGTTTATTGCTATTTTAATATTCTCACCTATTAAATGTTCAAATATCTCATATAAGAAAGATACTTGCTTCAACACTATACATGAAAATATTGATGATATGTTCCGTAATCTTTATTCTATATATGGTGCTAATCAAATTGATAACGAATTAAACCGTCTACAAAACTATACTTATAAATATAATAAACTTTACGAAAATACTATCAACTGTGTCTTGTCTTTAAAAATATGGATTACACCTCTTATTGTACTTTACATGTTTTTCTTCTTACACAGAACATACACTCTAATTAATAATCATAATATGAGTCCTAGTGTATTTGTACCACTATTTATCATACTCTTATATATATTAAACTCTATGGTTATTATAAATGATCAATTAAGAGATATTATCATAGAATGGGGCATCATTGAAGCATCGTCTGATATTATAAAAACCAAAAATATACAAAGAATACCCTCCACATATATTCCTTATTCTAATGGTATAGGACTGAGAAATGTATCATTTAGATATGATGGAACATTGAATCCAATTTTGAAAAATATAAACTTACATATAAGTAATGGACAAAAATTATGTATTATTGGTGATATAGGAAGTGGAAAATCTACACTAATCAAACTTCTTATGAAATATAATATACCAACAGAAGGAACTATATATATAAATGGTAAGGATTATAATGATATACCTCTAGCTGAATTACGTAAAACTATAGGATATGTCCCACAACAACCAGTTTTATTCAATAGATCATTACGTGAAAATATATTATATGGAAATGATGATTATACAATAAACGATGTCAATAACCTATTAAATAAATATAATATTACCGATTTTAATAAATTCGAAAAAGGGTTAGATACTATTATAGGAAAAAATGGTTCCAAACTTTCAGGTGGTCAAAGACAACTTGTTTGGTGCTTAAGAGTACTCTTATCAAAGCCTTCTATTCTCATATTAGATGAGCCTACAGCATCTATCGATGAAAGAACAAAGAATATATTGAGAAATATGCTTCATGAAATAATGCATAATAAGACCGTTATTATGATCACACATGATCCATATCTCATAAAAGTTGCTAATCGTGTTATTACTATTAATAATGGGATGATAATTGATGATATTCATATCAATCCGTAATATCTATCTCATAAGTCTTTATTTTTTTGCTAATAATTTCTAAAAATTCATTTGGTAAATCTTCGTTTCTAAAGTAAATCTTATTATCATATGTGAAAAAACTGAACTTATCTACTACTTTATATCTGTCATAAAAAAACAATAGTATCACATAGAAATTAGAGTTATTGTATATTACTTCTAAACCATCCGGGTTTTTCATAGTCTTTCTACCAATCAAAATCAAATTTATACCTGTTAAAGCAGCCATCATTTTTATATCAAATGTGGATGGGTAGTAATATATAGATTCATATTGATCTAATATATTATTTACTGTGGTAGAAGTTTTGGTTTTCTTAAAATGATTCTCCAACCATGGATTATCTAATATTTCAGGTAACATTTGTTTTTTGTATCCTTCAATTATCCTATGTTGATATGTAACTTTATACAAATCATCCGAGAACATCTCTCCATTCATTTGTTTAGAAATACGTTGAAATATATTGTATATGTATTTTGGATTATAATCATCATTATTTTCAATCACTTTATAGTTCAATAATACCTTTCTCCATTTCACCGGTACATCCTCTAATTTTGATGTCTTTATTATATCATCGAATAAATCCAGTTTTTCCTCTTCAAATATATAGTTTTCATTAAGTTCAGAAAGATTAGTAAGAAAGGATTTATGAGGATTTTCAGCGAAATCTATAGCTTCTTGTAATCTACCATTCTGTATATCGAAATGATCAAACATTAATTCATTTTCAGTATACTTAAATCTACGTGTACGATGTTTATACATTCTAAAATGCTTTCCATCTTTTAAATACTCTAATAGTTTATACAAAGATGCATTTATATTTGGTATCTTTGAATTCAAAAGGTCATATAATCTTTTTTTCTTATAAACCAATGGCAATGGATTATTTTGATCTAATAAAAAGTTCAGTTCTACCTTCATTTTATCATCAGTTCTGATATGATCATTAATTTTCTTTGATAATGTTTCCAATTCATCATATTCCTTCTTAAACATATTCAGAATAGACTGTCTTTTATCAGTTTCCTCATGTCCTATAAGTACAAATAATCCATTGTGATAACCTAAGCGTTTACTATTTTTTTTGGAAACCTTGAGTGGTACAAAATAATCATCTTTTATAGTAAAGCCTATAGTTTTACCATCTTCTACTATGAAACTTTCTATTTTGTACAAGTTGGACTTTGTAAACTGTCTTACTTTACTATATAACTCTTTTACTTTAGCTTTATCCATTAGACATTTAAAATTAGGAACATCACTTATATAAACATATTTAATTGATTCTTCGTAATATAAATCTGTTCTATCTTCCAAAGGGATATATATATTATTATTCAATATTATACCACATGACTTATAACCATAATCTATAACATAATATTTTGGTTTGAAACCTATACCCTTCAAATACATAATTAGATTTTGTGTGATAGTTTGTGATCTATTACAGTTATTTACCACAAATTCAATCAACTGTTTCATAGCATCTGTGGAATCTTTCAATGTAAAATCACTATTCACCTTTAAAACAGAATTTATGTATTTCAAATGTACAAATGGTTCATAATAAGTATATCGTTTCAATAAAAATACAAAAGGATTATTCTTATCAAATGACTTGATTCTATTTACATTACATTGAATATAAATCTTATCAGTTAATGAATTATAGTCTAATACTACAATATTATATTTATGAATATTTACAAGTTTAGTCATATAATTCGTTATCAAATCCGATAATACTAAGTGTTCCTTAGAGATCCTATCATTACTTAAATAATCTTTAAAATTCTTAAATGATTGATATATGATGTATTCTCTCAATATATCTTGATGATGATGCATAGAATCACTATCATATGTACCAATACTTTCTATTTCTACAAGTAATCTTTCCATGTTCATGCTTATTATGTACTTCTTCTGATTCTTAAACCAGTTATAAAATTCCTTAAAATTCGATTCATCAAAAACAGTTTTGGAAGTATCTATAAACATTTTCATTATACGACCATTCTCCAATGATATATAGGTTAAAACATCAATATTTTCCAATATAATAGATATTAATTGTTTCGATGTTGTTATATTTGGATTATTTAAAATAGATACAATAGCATCAAGGTAAGATTGTCCTGTTTGATTAATACCTTTACGCAATATACAATCTGTCTTATCAGTCATGCTCCCTGTTCCATCATGTCTATTTCCTTGCTTTTCAGATTGTTTCAAGAAATCTACTAGTCTCTGTGGTATTAAACCATACCTTCCAGATTCTATTGGTGTATAATTAGCACCTTTGATATATTTCTCTTTATTTGATACATCATCATCTATATTTTCATCATTCTCTGTCTGTCTATCTTCACCATCATGAACTACACATCTTTCACTTCTTTCATTATTCCTATTTCCTTCTTCAGGTTTTACTTTGAAACAACATGGTAAACATATACGGTCTGGGTGTGTATGCGTATCCAAGAAACCAGGATATCTTTCCTTTTTTAAACCCCCTTCTCCTTCACCAAAATAAGATTTAGATGTGAATATAATAGGGTCCTCTTCAATATTAGGATTAGGACACTTATTACCTAGTTTCTTAAATTCAACATCTGAGAGAGCCACTCTACTTTTGGGACACCATACCTTGGGACATATATATGCATGTTTTTTATATAACTCAGGTGTACTGCCCGATTTTACATAACCATTTATTGCATCTGGATGATCTTTATTTATTTTTTCAAGCTCATTCATATTCACAACTACAGGTTGACGTCTATCTGTCCAACCACATATAGAAGCATAATCCTTTCTCTTTCTTTCAGGTGGTACCTCATACTTGAACAATTTTCTATCAGCATCATACAACTTATTCAAAATATATCCCTTTACTTTTATCACTCTTTCTGGACCACTATTAACTATGACTTCTTTACTATCATCAGACTTTACATTTAAAGCCTTTATCTCGGACTCAAATTCCATTTGTAAGGCCTTCAAATCATCATCCTCTTCATCATCTGACATTATAACTCCAGCATCAATATCATCATCTAATTGTATGTCTACAAATGTTAGATCCTGATTATCTAAATTATCAGATATACTATCCATTTTCTCCAGCTTTTCTACATCAACCTTGACTTTCTTCTTTCTTTCTGTTAATACAAGTAATTTTAAAATCAAATTATCTATATCATGTGATATATTCATATTTGTTATACCATTCACCATATAACGTAAGTCTATATTGCTATTCAAACGTATCTTTATATTTATTAAAGTCTCTGACCGTGGTTTTATATATAGTTTATTTTTATTTATTTCAAGTTCCATAGTATTAGATGCCATCCATGAATCAATTTCCTTCTCAGCTTCTACTGATGATATTAAAAACGTGGATATCAACTGATGGATTAATTCTTCCCTTGGTAATAAGTAATTAAAACTTATAAAACTACTAATATTAGAAAACTTGGTATAATTATTCACTTTTTTATATTGTAAATGTAATATACTCTTATCTTTATTATCTATAATATTGAAAAAAGGATACATATGTGTCTTGATAACTGTATCAAGTTTCTTAAAATTCAAGTTAAGATTCAAGTTTAAATCACTAACATTCATACTTGATGATGTTATAATTTGTACAACTCTTACTACATCAGTTTCACGAGAATCTTCTATAATTTTTATTGGAATCTTAGGTATGTAACTTTGTTCATATATACTAGATATTATTTCTATCAAGTCATTTAACTTTGGAATAAATGATATGAACTTTTCTATCCTTTCATTATCTTTAATACTCAAATTGAGTTTTATATTATAAGATAAGTCCGTATTTAATGAAAAGGAACAATATGACTTATTATTATACATTAGTTTAAATACAATGAAATTTCTATCATCTTTAGTTGAAGATATTCTTGTCCACTTTTGTATATCATCATTCGATATCTTTACTAAAGATGTCTTATGTATTTTATAATACACATTTGATGATGTTTTGTACTTTATAAATGGAATTGAGTCACTCGTCTCAAAAGCATTAAATAACTTTTCCAACTCAATCTGTGAATTTATATTTATATCATTACCTTTTATATGTAAGAAGTTTATCACATTGTTAATATTAGTATTTGATGGTACTTCTATTTCATCTATCTCTTTTTCAAGTATAGATACATTATTAATAAACTTTTTCTCATCTGCTGTTATTGTCACATTTACATCAAATGGAAAATATATATCTGATGTAATATTTTTTTTATATGTATAAATATTTATGATATCATTGTATATATCAAAATTGCTTAGTAATAATGAAAAAGTATTTGATATAACAAATGATGATGTATCTATATCTTCACGATCTTTCTGATGTGGATTCGCTGCAAAGTAGGATATATATCCATCAAATGAATACTGAAAACATAATGATTCAGAAACCATACTTGCTCCAGAATCAAATAATAATTTTAATGCATCTACTTTATCAATATACTTCATGTTATCTAAATTTGTCAAATGTATATCAAAATAGTTCTTAACATATGAAGCAAACTCAGAATATTTTATATTTGAGTTCTTTTTGAAAACATTGTTTATAAAAGTATATATAACTGAAGCATCGTTCTTCACCTTTCTATTATACCAAATATATATTTTATTAACACTATTGATATCTAGATATATACATACCTTCTTACGTAAAGAATTAATAGTATCATCTTGTCTTATAATTTCTGGTTTATACACAACATCTACTTTATCAAGCAATAATATTTTTTTATACTTCTTTCCCAAAGCTATTTGCAGCTGTTCATGATCACGTTTTGTTATAGATTCTCCTGTTAGCAATTTATTACATATAACTGGTAAAGGTTTCATTAAATTACCTATAAAAACATACTTTGACTCGTCATTCAACACTATTTTTGGAACATAATATCGTGTTTTTTCTAACATGTTTATATTATTGAAGATGTTATTTTAATACCACAATACTTAACGGGTGACTTGCTATAGTCCACCTTTTTATATATACCAATTTCCACAGCTTCTTTCAAAATAAAACGGAAATTATCCCAGAATTTTTTGGTATGTCCGATTTCATGTGTCATCAAGTGTGATAGTTCATGTATTGTTACATACATTACTATATTCTTATCGACAAATTCATTATTCTCTTTCTGACGTAAACATAAAATTATTTTTTCACCCTTATTTACCGAATATGATGTATATCCACTATCTGCACTTCCCTCTGAAATACTGTCAGGATTATAGTTTTTATGTAAACGCTTTATATCTACATTATCTGGATATGTTTTCATCAAATGTTTTATAAGAGAAATACAATCTTTATTTATATCGGCTAACATATCAGAAGCTTTCTGTTTATCTGCTAATTTTCTTACCAAGTAATATCTATTATCTATCTTGGATTTAACATATTCAATTTCACCATAATACTTTTTAATATAGAATAGTATTATGATGATAATCAGTATTATAATGAAATATTCCAAGAAAGAAAAACCCATTTTCTTTTCATTTATAGAATAAAAAAAATTGAATTAGTACTTAAAAAAAAGAGACGTTATGAATGATAACATACTGTCGAATATGGAGTCCATATCTTTTCAAATTGTTAATTGGCAAGCATTTGATTTTGATTATAATGATGAAGATGATTCTGGACAACAGAAGTATTTGATAAAGCTTTATGGAACTAATGCACAAGGAGAGTCTGTATCTGTTAATGTATTGAACTTTACGCCCTTTTTCTTTATCAAGATTAATCATTCTATTTCTTCTCTTTTTATCCAAAGACTTAAGGATTATATTGTAACAAAGATGCCTCATCAATGCCGTGATGATTTTTTGGATGCAAAGCTACTAAAGAAGAAGGATTTCTGGGGTTTCCAGAATAACGAAAAATTCAATTTTATAAGAATTTCTTTTACAACTTACAATGCATTAAGAGCTGTTCAACGTATATTTCAAAGAGAAGTGCAGATACATGGAATTCATAATCGTCCTATTCGATACAAGATTTACGAAGCTAACATAGAACCTTTCATTCGGTTTATGCATATTAAAAACATAAGTCCATCTGGTTGGATTGAAATTCCTGCTAAATCTTACATGCAGAATTATGATTTATTACCAACTACATGCAAGCATGATATCTCCTGTGATTGGAAAGTAATTCAACCTATGGAAAAAGATATGATTGCACCAATAAGTATTGCTAGTTTTGATATTGAATGTACTAGTAGTCATGGAGACTTCCCAGTAGCAAAAAAGGATTACAAAAAAGTAGCTTATGAAATGTTACAAGCATTTAATGAAGAAAAAATTAATAGTGATAACATTGTTAAGGAAGTAACATCTATTTTAAAACACGATCAAGTAGGTATATTCAGTAAAGTGTTTGTAAAAGATGAATTTAATATGGAATTTGTTACTACAAGACTTCAGAAATCTGTTGAAGATATTATAAATATTCTTAAAGGTAAATTGGTGTTTAAAAAAGATAAATATACACCTGTTATCAAAGCATCTAAAGATGAAATTATGAAAACACTTAATAGAAAATTAGGTACATATGAAGATGATTTATGGACAGGATTTATGCCTAAATTATATGGTGATCAAATAATTCAAATCGGTACAACCATTCATAAGTACGGTGAAGTGGAGTGTTCATATAAAAATATTATTACACTAGGTACATGTTCCCCTATAAGTGATGTAGATGTTATTGAATGCACTACTGAAGAAGAGGTATTATTGAAATGGCAAAATCTTATCACTCAAATAGATCCAGATATTATAACTGGTTATAATATTTTTGGTTTTGATTTTGCTTATATGTATGATAGAGCGAAAGAACTTGGTATTCATGAAGCCTTTTGTAAGATAGGTAAAGTAATTGATAAATCTTGTCCATTTGTCGAGAAAACTCTTTCATCTAGTGCTCTAGGGGATAACTTACTTCGATATATCGATATGGATGGGCGTGTCATTATTGATATTATGAAGGTTGTACAAAGAGATCATAAACTTGACTCTTATAAACTAGATAATGTAGCTAATCATTTTATGAAAATGAATAAGAATGATGTTTCTCCTAATGATATTTTTCGTTTATTCAAAGGTAACGCTGATGATAGAAAAACTATTGCTGAATACTGTGTACAGGATTGTGCATTATGTAATAAGCTTATTATGAAGCTGGAAATATTAGCGAATAATATAGGTATGTCGAATGTATGTAATGTTCCATTATCCTTTATATTTATGAGAGGACAAGGTGTTAAAATTTTCAGTTTAGTATCTAAACAATGTCGTGAAGATGACTTCTGTATTCCAACTATTTTTAAACCCAAAGTTATTGATGGTGAAAGTAATGGTGAAAGTAATGATGAAGAAGGTTATGAAGGTGCTATTGTACTTCCACCGAAAGAAGGTATTTATCTAGATGATCCTGTATCAGTACTAGATTACGCATCACTATATCCATCTAGTATGATCAGTGAGAATCTTTCACATGATTGTATTGTTTTAGATTCAAAGTATGATAATTTACCAGGTGTAGATTACTTAGATATAACGTATGATGTATACGACTATGTTAATGATAAAAAAGTAAAGGTAGGTGAAAAGGTATGTAGATTCGTACAGTATCCTGATAATGAAAAGGGAGTAATCCCACGTATTCTTAATAAACTTCTTCAAGCCCGTAAGAATACAAGAAAGAAAATGGAATATAAAACCATTACTACAAAGAATGGTGATAAAGTATCTGGTATTTTACATGAGGGAGAATCTCAATATACTCTTAAGAAAGTTGATGGTACTATTACCATTGTACCGAATGAAGATGTTGTAAGTATTGGAAATACTTATAATGAATTTGAAAAAGCTGTACTAGATGGCCTTCAACTTGCCTATAAAGTAACTGCTAATTCTTTATATGGACAAATCGGTGCAAGGACGAGTCCTATTTACCTTAAAGAAATTGCTGCTTGTACCACAGCAACAGGTAGGAAAATGATCCTAATGGCTAAACAATTTCTAGAAGAAAATTACCTTGCAGAAATAGTGTATGGAGATAGTGTAACACATGATACCCCTCTTTTGATCAGGTATTGTGATGGTACTATTGATATAAAAACCATCCAAACGCTTTGTAACCAATGGCAGGAATACAGTAATTTCAAACCATGGGATAAAACATCAACTAATAAGGAACAAGGTGAGTTTAAAGCACAAGTATGGACAAATGGAAAATGGGCTAATATTAACAAAGTAATCAGACATAAAGCAAAAAAAGAATTATTTAGGGTCAATACTCTTCAAGGATGTGTAGATGTAACCCAAGACCATTCTATCATTGATATCAATGGAAATCAAATAAAACCTGATGAATGCATAGTAGGTGATACAGAAATTATGCATAGCTTTCCTACAGAATACCATAGTCATGATATTAATATTGATAAATTTGAGGCTTGGATTTTTGGTTTCTTTTTTGGAGCTGGTAGTTGTTTCGATGGAAGTACATGGAGTATAAGCCATTCAAATCTTCAGTTACTTGAAAAAGCCGAGAAATATTTAAAATTTATAGAAGCACTTGACTTTAAAATATTAGATACCTTGAATTCTTCGGGGGTTTATAAGCTTGTATTATGCAGTCCATGCAATCCTTGTATAATTCAGAAATACAAGACTTTGTTCTATGAAAATAATGATTGCAAGAAAATACCAACTATTATACTTAATGCATCATATAATATTAGATTATGGTTTATGCAGGGTTATTTAGGAACAGATAACTTAAATATTCTGAATAGCAAGGAAACCTTTGCATGTAAAGGGAAGATTGGTTCACAAGGATTATATTACCTAATGATATCTCTAGGATGGAAAAACGTTTGTATTAATATAAGCAAGAATAGAGATGATGATATATATTATATTACAAGCACAAGCCAACAATATTATAAAAAATTAAAAAATAAGGTTATGGAAGTTATCAACTTGGGATATTCGGATGATGAAGAGTACGTGTACGATATTGAAACAACGGAAGGTGTTTTTCAAGGAGGCATTGGTTCCATTGTATGTAAAAATACAGACTCTATATTCACGATCTTCCCAAATAAAGACAAGGATGGAAATCCTTTGAAAGGTAAGGAAGCCATCATGGCATCTATCAATACTGCAGTAGAAGCTTCTAGTAAATTCAAAAAATTCTTAAAGGCACCTCATGATCTAGAATACGAGAAAACATTCTATCCTTTCATATTATTTTCAAAGAAGCGATACTGTGCAAATAAATATGAAAATGATGATACAAAATGTAAAATGAATAGTATGGGTATTGCATTGAAAAGACGTGATAATGCTCCTATCGTCAAGCATATTTATGGTGGCGTTATTGATATCATCTTGAATGAACAAGATGTTAGAAAATCAATTGACTTCTTACAGTTGAACTTGAATGATCTCATTAATGGTAAGTTTCCACTTGAATCCTTAGTAATTACTAAATCATTACGGGCTGATTATAAAGATCCGGAAAAAATTGCCCATAAAGTATTAGCTGAGCGTATGGGCGAAAGAGACCCTGGAAATAAGCCTATGGTAAATGATAGAATTCCATTCGTTTATATTCAATGTAACAATAAGAAAGGTGAAAAAATATTACAAGGTAATCGTATAGAACATCCAGACTATATTCGTAAAGAGTCATTAAAGCCAGATTATGAATTCTATATCACAAATCAGATCATGAAACCTGTTCTTCAATTATATGCTTTGACACTGGAAACATTAGATGGTTATAAAAAAGGAAATGATTACTTTAAGGATATTGAAAAAAAACTAGTAATTGATAAAAATGGTGATATGAAAAAGGTGAAAGATCGCCTTAATGATTTGAGAGAAACTGAAGCACAAAAATTACTCTTCGATCCAATACTCAATAAATTAAATAATAAAAAGGTGGGTAATAGAGAAATAACTGAGTTCTTCAAGATTATAAAATAACTTAAGAAAAGCTTGCATGATCTAATATAAATATGAAAGGGATTTATAATATGGGTAATACATGTTATATTAATACCATAATTCAGAGTTTAGGATATTGTAATATTTTTCTTAATTTTGTTTTGGATGGAAAATACAAAAAAAAATTCAATACACAAGATAATAATATTTTAGAACATTTAGAAAATGTTTATAAAGATTTATGGATAAATGATCAAACAGTTATGCCTAAAGAACTACTCAAAGGTCTGCATATTAAAATGCATGATATATTAAATGTATTTGAACAAAATGATATAAATGAATTTATTACAATCTTAATTGATAAAATAAATGCAGAAGTATGTAAACCATATAAACCCGTATTTAAATCATATAATAAATCATCATATGATAATCAAAGGAAAAAGATGGATTATAACTGGTATTTATCTAACAAGAATGATTATTCTCCTTTGAAAGATTTTTTTTATGGCCAAATAATTTCTCAGATTGTATGTGGAAATTGTGAGAAGATTCATCATAACTATGAGATATTTATGAATATAATGGTTCCAGTTATACCAGATACATCTCTAGTAGAATGCATTGCTAACTTACTCAATGAAGATTTTGTTAATAATAATGAAGATACCAGAGAGAATACATGGAAATGTGACAATTGTTCAAAATGTACCAAAAGCAAGAAAACTATAAAACTTTGGAGATTACCAAAGATTCTCATTATATCTTTGAAAAGATTCTCATCTGATTTAAAAAAAATTAGTAATCATATTATTATACCCGAATATCTAGATATGAAACCATTTTCTATTAGTCCCAATAAGTTACAATATGAACTAAAAAGCGTAGCGCTACATTCGGGAGCATTTCATTCAGGTCATTATATTGCAGCATGTAAAAATAAAAATAAAAATAAATGGTTCTTGATAGATGATGAAAGTATTAATCAAATCAAACCTGAGTGCGTAGGAGACTTAATAGAAAATGGATATATGTTTTTTTATGAAATGGATTGAAATGGATTGGAAATGCATTGGAAACCAATTAAATTTCAGTTGCATTAGGGGGTAGGTCTACTTTATCCAAATCATAGAATGCTTGTGGAAACATTGAGCCATCTCTTACAAATCCTCCTCTCATACTCTCTATTCTAGGATCTCCTTTGAGTTGCTCATACATTTGTTTCTTTGTAGTATCTGACATGGCATCCAGAAATCCTGATAAGTTATTTGAAGTAACATCTACAAGATCTCTCATCTTTGTATCAAGTTCATTATTTTTTTTATCCATATGAATTTTCAACTTATCCATCATACCTGTTATATGGTCAAAATCATTAGGATTAATTTGCAAGTCTGCTGCTGTTAATACATCTAACATTATTTTCAATGTATCTTTTATCAGTTGTTCACGTGTAAAATCACGCTGTTTATTGAAAGCAACTATATTATTTACAAAAGCATCCATTGACTTGTATACTTGTTGTATAAATAAAATCAAGAAAATGTTCAATTCTATATACTTATATTCAAAAAATTTATACTTTACCTTTAGTCCTTTTACACTATTCATGATTGTTTCAATATTACCTTGCATCTCTTTACTATCAGCGATTCCTTGTGACCGCATGATAAAATTCTTTTTTTCTTCAAGATCTTTACCATAATGATCTCCTAAGATTTTAAATATACTTTCCATATTATTTGATTTATTACTCATTATCTCTACGTATTTGGCATCTTTTCCTTCATCTGACATTGTGGCTGTATCTAGTCCTGTTAGTATTGCATTATGAAATTCCATTAAAGATTTTTTTATGGGCTCAGATAACTCAAAGGTTTCATTTCCACTCATTTTTAAACTTTGATTGATACTATCAACATATCGTAATAATTTATTATGATCGTCTTTGGAAAATGCACTAAATATATCACTAACCTCTGATATTTTATCCCTAACATCTTTTTCTAAAAATAGTTGATCACCTTTTTCCAGAGCTTGTTTTACTAATTTGGCATTTGCTGTTTGTACCTTACTAGGTGAAATATTTGGTACTACGGGCTTGGGTTTAACTGGTTGAGATGGTGAAGCTCCCATTTATTCATTAAGTAGATTTTTTTTACTTAAGATCAAAATAATATTTATTATCAAATGTTACTTGACCACTTCTTATATAATATTTTTGATATCGATTTTGATAAAGAAACTAAAAATACCTTTCTGAATAAAGACACTAATGAAATCGATCAGAATAAGATTTTAGGCCATCAAGCCCATCGTCTAAATGTTTTCTATTGTTTGTTATGGAAATATATTTTTAAATCATATCCATCTCCTCTTGACTTTAAATCTTTTGTACATAATCTATCAATAGATCTTACAAAACCTATAGCACTTGATTCCAAAGTTATAGAACTTTTTTTGAATACCTTATTAGTCCTAAAAGTAGGGTTGATAACCAAAATTAACATTATAGAATTTGGAAAGTTTGCTAATGAACAGATTAAACAAATAAATAATGACGAATTTATAAAGCAAAGTGTCATAAACAAATTAGAATTTAGATATAAAATACATATAGAGGATAGAGATAATTTACTATTCTCTTTTTTCAAATGCATAAAAGCTAATAAATCTATAATGGAAGTTAATATTGATAATCATAATCCAGTAACTGCATTCAAAGTTGCAATTACAGTTCCAATAATAAATGATAAACCATATATTAATTCATATCATATGTTTTCACATCTTATATATTCTGATATATATTTTCTTGTGAAATTAATGAATCATCCTATTATTGTTGTTGATATCAAGAATACAGATTATAAAGACTACAAATTAGCTGAAGATATTATATATAATATCCAAAAAGCTTTAGATAAGAAATGTATTGTATTATCTTCCAAAGAATTATCAGATAGATTGGATATTTTTTCATATAAATTGACACCATATTATCATCACCTACTCCCATGCATATCACCACTATGTATTACTATTTGTAATAACCAAACATCTTTTAAAGGCTTGGCTATTCAACCTGAACATAATATATGTATACAACTTGGTGATAAAGTACTACCAACCCATGAATATGAATATGAATATAAATATGATAGAATAATATATAAAGATTGTAAGAGTGGTTACAAATTATTCAATACAACAAAATACTGGACTTATCATACAAAATTTATATGTCCAACAAAAAATAAATTTTCTATCAATAATAATCTACTCTTTATTGACTTTATATATAGATACAATGAAAAACATCAGGAAAGTTTTAATAAATATATCTCTATCTCACCAAAACAAAGTAAAAATATTATAATTTTAGTGGATACAAGAGAGAATGAATTATCACTAATATCAGCCAAAAGTGCATTGATGAATACCGAAGGAAAATGGCATCTTTTAATTATTACATCAAGTCAAGCTCAAAATTATTATAAAACCAATCTACCTTGTTGTATTATACAAACACACCCTCTTATTGAAAAACGATTTGATATTGATATATATAATGATATACTAGAAGATATTAATTTATGGTCATCTTTAAAAGAATTAGGCTATGAAAAAGCATTAGTTATACAAGATGATGGTATTATCATTCGTAAAGGTATTGAAAAATTCTTGGAATACGATTATGTAGGAGCACCATGGGCGGATATACCAGATAATAAATATATAAAAGATAACTTATCAGAAAGGCTGGTGGGAAATGGAGGATTATCATTGAGAAGCATACAAACTATGATTGATATATGTGAGAAGTATGGTGATAGTAAACTTGAATGTTTTTATAATAATATTAATAGAATACCTGAAGATGTATTTTTTGTTAAATATCTTGATAAAGTAGGTGCAAAGGTACCAAAGAGAGAAGACGCAACCTATTTTTCTATGGAACAAGTTATTAATGTAAATTGCTTAGGAATTCATAAATTCTGGGTTTACCATTCATATAAAGATGTTCGACAACTTTTTGATATTTTCCTAGGACTATAATAAAACATGTCTAAAAAATATATGAAAGATATTGTTAATATATTCATATTTCGTAGGGATTTTCGTATAGTAGATAATACTGCACTTACACTGCTCAAAAAGTCTTATCCTGAATATGATATTCTACCTGTTTTCATATTTAATCCAAAACAAATAGATAAATCAGTCAACCCATATTACAGTGTTCCGAGTGTTGAGTTTATGATTGAATCATTATCTAACCTAAATTCATATCTGGATTCTAAGCTTTGTTATTTATATGGAGAAGATATTGAAGTATTATCTAAGCTTTTGAAGAATGTAAGTATAAATTGTATAGCTTTTAATACTGATTTTACACCTTTTGCTAAAAAACGTGATGAATCTGTAAGACAATGGTGTGATTCTAATAAAATACCTGTAATCACATATAATGATTATGTCTTATATGACTTTAAAATAAAAACAGATTCAGGAAAAGATTATGAAGTATATACACCATTTTATCGTAAATGTATTGCAAATTTGAAATTAGTACCTCATCCTACAAAAGATATTAGAGCAAAAATATACACAGCAAAAATTCAAGGAAGTATTAAAAATATTGGAAAATTTATAGATGGCATCACTCCTCAAAGAGACTTGAAAGGTGGACGTGATGAAGCATTTCATATTATATCAAAGATTAGAAGTGGTTTCTTTGCCAAATATGATAAAGAACGTGATTATCCTTCCATGAATAAGACAACAAAGCTAAGTCCATATCTCAAATTTGGATGTGTGAGCATTAGGGAGGTATTTTGGGAATGTATAAATGCTTATGGTCCATCTCATGGACTTGTTAGGGAACTGATTTGGAGGGAGTTTTATGCTAATGTGACTAATAATATACCTCATGTTCTAGAGGGACAAATTAGAAATAAAGGTTTAAACTATCCTATGAAACTGAAATATAAAGATATTGAGTGGCCACAGAATGATATAAACTTCAAGAAATGGTGCGATGGAAAGACGGGTTTTCCTTTTGTAGATGCGGCAATGATATGTATGAATAAAACCGGTTATATGCATAATAGACTTCGTATGATTGTAGCAATGTTCTTGACAAAAGATATGATGATAGATTGGCGTCTTGGAGAAAAATATTTCGCGACTAAACTTGTTGATTATGACCCGGCTTCAAATAGTGGAGGATGGCAATGGGCAGGGAGTATTGGTGCAGATTCTCAACCATATTTCAGAATATTCAACCCTTGGACACAATCTATTAAATTTGATAAAGATTGTGTATTCATTAAAAAATGGATACCTATATTAATTAATGTTCCTAATAAATCAATTCATCAATGGTACAAGGACCATAAGTTGTTTAATATTGGTTATCCTGATCCTATTTTAGACCATGCTGTTGAAAGTAAAAAATCCATTTCTTACTTTACATAGTTTCACGTAGTTTCACGTAGTGCTCCAGAATTCATTGCAAAAAAATCTCTTTAATTTTAAAAGTTTTTGAAATTTTTCTGAATTTATATAAACTTTATTTTACATTTTCCCCCCCCTCATATCATTTGATGATGCTATGGTGTATGTAATTTATTGTAAAAAATAATATCAATACCATAATGTAGTAATAATGTTATTTTTTTTATCAGAATCATTAAATGAATATCATTTGACGATTCTGAAGAATCATTAAATGATTATTTTATAAATGATATAAAAGTAATAGAACATCTTATGAAAATGGAATGTAAACGATGTGGTCACAGTTTTATATCTAAAAGCAACCTATTACAACATTTAAGAAGAAAAACCCCATGTGATATAATAAATGATAGTATATCTATAAAGTCATATATTGAAGAACTATTACCTAATCCTATATACAATGATAGAACATATGATTGTAAGTTTTGTCATAAAAAATTCAATCATTGGCAGAATAGATCAAGGCATATTAGAACATGTCCCAAAAAATTTACTGAAAATATCACAGTGTCAAAAGTTGTTTTTGATGATTTAAATAGAAGGGTTCAACACTTAGAAAGGTTGAATTACAATTAATAATAATATTATCAATAATGGAAATATAAACACAACAAGGGATACAAATAGTATCATTAAAAATTTTGGATATGAAAATATGAATGCTATCCCTCATGAGTTTGTAAGGAGTTGCTTTATGAATTTACGATTTCGTGATTTATTTGAGAATCTTCACTGTGATGTATTTTGATGATAAATGGAAAATTACTTATTACAAAAATGGTTTAAAGGATATATAATGTCAAGATTATTTTCTATATTTGATGACTTCAGAAGAAAATACAAACATGAGGCATTGGAAGATATGTCAGAAAATGAATTTCAGGAACTAATCAAAGAGCTTGATGAAATTGAAAGTTTATCAAAAAAATCTAATGAAGTGAAAAATGAGCTACTATGTGTAATGGAGGAAAACAGGAAGCTATTCATAAATCAATCTTAATGAGTGTCTTAAGACATAACTGTTACAGTTATTTTTCACCTGACATTATCATTATTCCTATACCCATCATGACCAATATGAAGCCTATGTAACCCCATGTTGTCAGCTTTTCATTTAATATAAAAAGTCCTAACAGTAATGTAACTATGGGGTACATGGCCATTATCACCACAACAAGGTGAGTATTCTTTGTTTTTTTTAATGCTTTGAGATATATTATATTTGTTATAAACAATCCAAAGAATGTCATCAAAGCTATCATTATTATGTGTTTCCTCTCTATGTTTACAAATATGTTTGATGTTTGTCCACTTAGAGCCACATAGCATAACACCGAAATGAAATATACTGATGCTGAAATAAGCAAAATTAGCTGATTTGTGATGCCCTGCTTCAGCACATAACGGTGTATGATGGGTGATAAACCCCAAAACATTGCCACTATTAATGAATATATTATTGCTTCCATTTAATTTACTGTTACATTATATGTTATAAGTTTTGTAGTATGGATGTTAAAGATATCCAATAAAAAAAGTAAAAAATCTCTTTAATTTTAAAAGTTTTTGAAAATTTTCTGAATTTATATAAACTCTATTTTACATTTTCCCCCCCCCCTCCCCTTATTTACCGCTTTTTTATTTACATTTTTTGTGTTTTTAATGATTTTTTTATTTTTATGGTATATTACAAGACTGTAAGTGTAATTCCTTAAACATTTACATGTAAAAAATAAGAAGGCAAAAACATTTACATTGTAATATATATAAGAAAATAACTCTAGATAATGTAATTATAATATACTATGGAATGTAGACGTTGTGGATATACCGCTGTACAAAAAGGTGATTTGATACGACATCTTAAAAGAAAAAACCCTTGTATTGTAAACAACGAAGATATTACCACTGATACTTTGATTTTAGAAATTACAAAACGAGAATTCCAAGGTAAAACATACAAGTGTGATAAATGTAATAAAGAATTTGGGAGTCGTCAAGGAAAATATCAACATAAGAAAGTGTGTAAGAGTATCATAGAGCCACTCAATAGTGCACCTTTGTACGATATACTTGAGGAAATAGTAAAAAGAGAGGTTAATAAACTTGTAAGTAATACAACAAATAATGGTATTATAAATAATCATACTATTAATATTAATTACCAATCTGAAAATAATAAAAGAAATTTTGGTCAAGAAAACCTAGATGCCATTCCACTGGATCTTATAAGAAGTACATTTATGAACTTGGAATTCAGAACATTGTTCGAAAATCTTCATTGCGATCCAGACTATCCAGAAAATCACAATGTCAGGATAAAAAGTATAAAACGAGATCTAATGGAGATATATGATGATGATAAGTGGAAAACATTTCCCTCTATTTCAGCAATGAAAAAAGTAATAGATCAATTATATAGAATATTTATAAATTTCAAAGTCAATCATAAAGATAAAGTATTTGAAGATATGAACATTCATGAATTGAAAGAAAACGAGCATAAACTTGCCGAAGTATTAGATTGGATTCATAATAATGATTCAAAGCTTAGACAAAATCCTTACGTTGTTGAAATCGAGGCCGCATTGGATGAAAATAGAAAATTACTTTGTTGATATTTACAAAACCATAATCATGGTGTTCTTTGACTTTTTTTTTCATAATATAACAACAAAAGTTTGTATAAATTTGGAATTTTTTTCTTTAATTTTTAAAAGTTTTTGAAAATTTTCTGAATTTATATAAACTCTATTTTACATTTTCCCCCCCCCCTCCCCTTATTTACCGCTTTTTTATTTACATTTTTAGTGTTTTTTATGTTTTTTTATATTTTATGGTGTATTATAAGACTGTAAGTGTAATTCCTTAAACATTTACATGTAAAAAATAAGAAGGCAAAAACATTTACATTGTAATATTTAGACTTTAGTCCTTTTTGTGGTACGTTTGGATTTTTGTGTCTTTTCCTTTTTCTCCTTCTTGTATACCTTATCCATTTCCTTTGCCTTACTTAGAGGTACCTTTTCTTTATTGATGGTGACATAACATGAACGACCTTCCTTGTAAACAAGGCGTTCACGTCCACATAGAGTCATTTTTTTAGGAAGAGATTTCTTGGTAGCAGCAGATTTCCTGGCACCACCAGTTGTTGTAGACATCATAGAAGGAGCTGCATCAACACTTAAATCATTAAATCCACCACTTAGTCCAGAAGAAAGCATATTAGTATTGGTTTGAGAAGCGTTCATTTTTATATTAATAAACAATAAAAATTTTCGAAATTGCGTGGATTTTTTCAAATTATTTTTAATTATAAAATAAATGTCAGATAATATTATTCATATTCAAAATCTAAAACAATATCAATCTTTAATTGAAGAAGAAACTAGAGCTATACTTGTGGATTTTTATGCAGATTTTTGTGGTCCTTGTAAGATGATTGCACCATTTCTTGATAAATTAGCAGATTCTAGTATTAATAAACATATATGTTTTGTAAAGGTTAATGTAGAAGAGGCTGAAGATGTAGCAGCTCATCTTAGTATTCAAGCTATGCCAACTTTTATAGCATACAAAAATGGCCAGAAATATACAGAATTCAGGGGCGCAAGTAAAGAAAAAATTACTCAAATTATAAAAGAACTAGTAGCATAAATATCATCTTGTTTTATAAAGATCCAATACAATAGGAATTACAGGATGTCTCTCAACATCATCTTCTGTGAATTCAATAATTCCAATATTATCTTTAATATCTTGATATTCTACCCTTTGTATCAGATCAGATAAACCATTATTATTATATCCTCTATCATATTGATTCGGATCACCAGTAATTACCACTTTACTATCTTTACCAATCCTTGTCAATACCATCATCATTTGATTAATTGTAGTATTCTGAGACTCATCACAAATGATCCAAGCATCATCAAATGTTCGCCCCCTCATGTATGCAAGAGGACAAATTTCAATCACTTGTTCCATCATCATGCTTTCAATCTTGTTCTTAGGAAAATGTAAGCTCAATACATCAAAAATTGGTCGAATCCAAGGTTCCATTTTTTTTTCAAGAGTACCAGGAAGAAATCCATGTTGCTCATCTACACTCACAGCTGGTCTAGTGATTACAATCTTAGATACATCATTTTGAATCAATTTCTTTACACCAATATGTGTTGCTAATAATGTTTTACCAGTACCTGCACTACCAGTTGCAATAACAATATAAGGGTTATCACTAGATAACATATCTATATATTTTTGTTGTTTTTCATTCTTAGGAAGAATTTTCATATTTTTTCCAACATCCTTCTGTGCTTTAGCATATACAAGTCTAGCTGATGTTTTTTTTGTAAACACCTGTCTATATGATAACATAATTTATATGAGTAATTTATTGTTAAATATGTAAAAATAAATTTGATTACTTATTTTCAAAAATAAAGTATTTAAATAAACTTAGTAGTACCAAATGGATATT